AATATTTGGTATATCAAGGACTTTGGCGGAGATTCTCATTTTCCTATCAATATTGTTAGGGAACAAACAGGCTGGGACTACCACGAAGCCTTAGTGCAGCTATATGATGAATTTCAGATCCCTGTAAGTGGGCGTGCTACACTACCAAAAAATAAAACTTTCAAGGACCAAGGCGTTCTCCCTAATGACTATTTCAAGATAGTAACTAAGGACACTATCACCAACCACAATAGCTACAGCCGTTTTGTAACACCTGAGCTATTAAAAGAGTTCAATGTATATGAGGTAGATTACTACGAACGCATTACCTCCAGTGGCAAACTAATGAGGGTCGAATCTACAGAATTTTATCCAATTTTCTGTTATTCTCCTGATATTACCCAATGGGCAAAACTCTATTGTCCTGCGGAAAAGAAAGGAAAAACTACCCTTGAGGACGGAACCGAAAAGCGCTATAACTTCAAGCACGGATACCTCGGCAAGAAGCCTGCCCGCTATCTTCACGGACTGGAGCGTATCAAAAAAGAATTGAGTCAAGAAACCATAGAACAGATAAACAATCTTAGGAAAATGCTCGAAAATGCAAAGGATAAAGAGGCTGTGGAGCAACTGCAAAAGAACTTAGACGAACTCCTATTGCCGTATGTTATCATTTGTTCGGGTGGCTCGGACGGACTTACCATAGCGAGCCTTTCAGATGATTTTTACCCTGTATGGGGAAATTCTGAGGTGGAAATTATAAGCAATGAAGATTACCAATTCCTAAAGCTGGTCAGTAAGCACCTGATCAATCTACCCGATGTGGATACACCTGGGATTGAGTTCGCCTATAAGTATTCTCATCATTATTGGAAATTGGATACTGTATTCATTCCCAAGTACTACTTAGGAGACAAAGGCAAAGATTTTAGGGACTTTGTCAATTTCTTTGACAAAGAAACTCCCAAGGAAGTTATCGCTGATACTTTCCGAAAGATGTTGGCTGTACCTGTCAGCTTCAACTTTATGACAATCAACGAACGCAAACAGAATCGTATATCTGTCAGTAACCTGCATTATTTTCTCAATGCGAACTACTTCCACGTATATATATCACAGAACGAAAGGAGCAGTACTAATGAAAATCAAGGGGTATTGCTTAAGGAAAAAGGCTATATATTAGAGTGCCCATCCTCGGCACAAGTGGCTGACTTCTGTATTGATTTTTTGGTACGCAAAGGGACTACTAAGCCTATTATTGACTACATGAAAAGCTCCAATATGTTCACCGATAAAGAGCTAAAAAAGGTTCCCGCTAAGGATTTTAACCTCGTCAAGTATGATAAGGATTACCAGCTATTCTTTTTTGAGAATACAGCGGTAAAAATAACTGCTAATGGAGTGCAATTCCTCCCGAACAAAGATGTAAAAAACTATGTTTTTAAGGAAAATATTATAAAAGGGAGCTTGTCAAAGTCCAAGGAAACCTTTTTTGAGCCTTACAAAGACGAAAAAGGAAACAATCGTGTAAAAATCACTTACAATAATTGTGATTTTCTCAATTACCTAATCAACACAAGCCGTGTATATTGGGAAAATGATTATAAGAGCTACCAAAAAGAGGGTAAACCTTGGGGAGTAGAACACTTGTTAAATTCCCCTTACCTTAGCGAGCAGGAACAGATTACCCAAGAACAACATTTTTTATCAAAATGCTATGCAATAGGGTATATGCTCCACCGCTGGAATGATGTGAATTTTCCTGTATTTATATATGTTACCGATGATCAAGTAAAAGAGGACAACAACGAGGCTAACGGAGGGACTGGAAAGAGTATGTTTGCTCAAGGAATAGAGCAGTTAGCGAAGTTTTTCCACCCACAAGACAGCGGAAAGAAAGATATTTTGGAAGACAAACATATCTTTGGTGGCTTGAAGGACTACCACGACGCTATTTTGTTTGATGATGTGAATCAAAACCAAGATTTTCGATCCTTTTATACCCTTATCACTCGTGGAATTACCCCGAATACCAAGAACGTACAGCAAGAGCGATTTTTTTCTTTTGAAGAACGCCCAAAGATTATGGGTACTTTCAATTATGGTCTCAAGGACGATAGCTCGGCAGGCTTGCGCCGTGTGTTTTTCGTTACCTTTTCCAGTTATTACCACAAGATCAATAAGACTATGGGGCGAGAATACCAGCCTTATGATGATTTCAAAAAACGCTTTTACAAAAAGTGGAACCCTCAGGAGTGGAATGTATTCTATAACTTTATGTTGCGTTGTTGCCAATTCTATATAGCCAATCAGGACAATCACTATTTTGCCCCTTCGGATAACCTCAAGAAAAATAATCTCAAGGCAATCATTGGGAATACTTTCTTAGAATGGGCAGAGGACTATTTTGATGAAGAACGCCTTAACATAGAGATCAACAAAAAAGAACTTGTGGATAACTGCAAGGCTTCTTGTGGACATATCAAGCTAACTAATGCTAAGATACAAACCAAGTTAGAACAATTCTGTATGCTCAAGGGCTATTTGTTCAGCGGTACGATAAAGAAAACGGAATATATAGGACTTAGCCGTACTACAGTGCAATACTTATGTGTCAGGACGCCTAATACCCCTACAGTCCCCGCAACAGTTGTTAATACCCCTACTCCCACCCCGCATATAACCGATAACCTAAGTCAAGAAATAGATTTTTAAGTATGAAAATTATTGACCTTTTTAGCGGAATTGGGGGATTTGCTCTGGGCTTCCAGCGGGCAGGTTACCAATTCACAGAGCACTATTTTAGTGAGATCGACAAACACGCAATCGCAAACTATAAACACAATTTTCCACATGCCAAATACATCGGAGACATTACCACTCTTCACGGAGGAGACTTTACAGACATTGACATTATCACTTTCGGATCGCCTTGCCAAGATTTCTCACTTGCTGGAAGAAGAGAGGGGCTTAAAGGAGCAAAAAGTAGCCTTATCGCGCACGCAATTGCCCTCATTGCTCAGCTCAGACCAGGTATTTTTATCTGGGAGAACGTTAAGGGAGCTTTCTCCTCAAACGCTCGTGCAGACTTTTGGGCTATTATCCAAGCGTTTGCCAACATTGGGGGTTATAGACTTGAATGGCAATTGCTTAATACGAGCTGGCTTTTACCCCAAAATAGAGAGCGGATATACCTTGTCGGACATCTTGCAGGAAGAAGTATCCCAGGAGTATTTCCTTTCGGAGAAAATGATAAATTACTTGACAGAAAGACAAGGGAAAAAGGTTGGAGAGGTCGAAATTTCAAAACTTCACTTGCACGAACAATAACAGCCCGCTACTCCAAGATGGGGAGTTATGATACTTATATAGTTCCCAAGGTTGCAGCCACACTCACAGGAGGAGGGCACTCAGGAGGATTACACTCAGATATGACTGTGATAAGACAACTTAAAAGAGGGAAAAATAAAGGTGCTGACCTCACTATTTGTCCTACCATATCGAGCAACGCCTTTCAAGAGAATAATTTACTTAATGGTGTGCGCCGCCTCACGGAAATCGAATGTGAACGTTTGCAAGGTTTTCCAGATAACTGGACACAATATGGCAATTATAACGAGAGAATAAGGCGTATCTCAAAGACACAACGCTATAAGCTCATAGGTAACGCTGTAACCGTGGATATAGTAACAATGATTGCTAAACGATTAAAATTTTTAGAACATGAAAACCATAAAATTCCGAGCTAAAACAAAAAATGAGGAGTGGATATATAACTTAGCTCCTTTAGTTCCTTTCTCTGTCTTTGATCTTACAGAGATTGATAGGGACACCCTCACCCAGTTCACAGGCCTACATGACTGCCATGGGGCCGAGATCTACGAGGGGGATTTTCTGAAAATCAATCTATCTGAGGGGTACAAAATACGCTTGGTATGCTACAACGAGGACGTAATGGGCTTTTGCTTGGCTCATTTGGAGTATTGGAACAATCCTTTTCTATACAATCTATATCAATTCTCTTTCAGTTGGTGGGAGCGTTTTAAGAATGATATCAAGGTCATTGGCAATAGGTACGATAACCCAGAAATATTTAACCAATATGCTAAGTAGAGCGGAGTTTAACCGCAATATGCAACTTTACCTTGACGCTCACCGAATTTGTTGCGACAAAGGTTATCGGGTGAGTGCTGAATGTATTGGGTATGGAAGCCCTTTTGTAAGGATTGTGGTTTCGGAACCTGGTAGGGAGGAGATCAAAGGAACAAAAACCTATACCAATGAAGAAGCTCAGCTAAAAATATACGAAATTTATTTGCATATTTACAAGAAAATGAGTAACTTGCACGCTCAAAACTAAACAACTAAATGAAAATTCTCAAACCCATAAAAACAAAAAAGGATCTCTTCTCTCTGTACCTCTCCCAGTACAGTGAGAAGAACATACGTGCCTATATCAACGATATTATCCAGCAGTACAGACCTAAAGCCAATGCCTACTGTAAGAACGGGAGCCGTCAGGAGTTCCTGACCTTTGTTGAACTCTACGGCTTGCCCAATGGCTACACCCTCTCGGAGGAACTCCAAAATGAGATAAAGACAAGAAACCTAAAAGTGTAACCGTTAAAAGGTGTATTGTCTAAACAGACAACACACGGTAAATAACTATTACCCATTATTGCAATACCTATTAATAACTATTACGCTTTGGTACAATTTTTGTATCTTTGCCCAAAACAATATAGATGAGTACAGAAAGTATAGGATTATCAGTAACAATTCTCGTTTCCTTAGCAACGGCTACAGGGTGGCTCCTTTCCAAAATTGAAAAAGAGAAAGATAAAAATCACGATTTAGAGTTGGAAATAAAGAACTTAGAGCTTAAAATAAAAGAGCTGGAAAATAAAATCAGCCTACAAAATACCATTCTTGAGAATGTTCGGAACAATACTAATACTTTTATTTCTCTTCTGGAAAAATTATTAAAATAGATAGCTATGAAAAATGAAAACGATTACCAAAAACTACTTGCTCTCCGAGACAAGATAAACAATAAATCTGCTACATTTGAAGAGCAAAAGGAATATGTCCGAATGCTTACCAATGAAGGAAAACTCACAGAAGAACAATACCAAATGTTCGCCCAAAAGGATAAACTACAAAATGATGTCCTCAATGCTGCCCTTACCATTGGGGGAATCATTCTTTTAGCTTGGCTTGTAGGGAAGCTCATTAATAAATAATTTTTTGTATCTTTGTACCCAAAATTGAAAGTTATGCCAGCAACATTAACACGCCCAAAAAAAGCCACTAAAGAGAAGCAATTAGAAGTGTTTCCTCTGGAAGAGTTAAATAATCACATTAAAAAACTCGTAGAGGAAAGTGTTCTAAAAAATAATTCTGTTTCTAACTCAATTACTACCAATAAAGACATGCGATGCTTAGTTTCTATAAAGTTTAAAGAAGATGGCTCTCTCGTAGTTGTAGGAACTGAAGTTATCAAGGAAAAAGCCCCTGCCAAGGCAAAGGCTAAAGCGGGACTTGCCAAGCCCGAACCTCGTGTATATAACGAGCAACAAAAGAAGTTTAAAAAAATGCTTATAGAAGGGCTTAATGCAGTAGAAGAACACAAAAAGGGAACCGGAAAATTTCAAAGTTTAGAAGAAGTACTTAAAGAATTATGAATTACCAATTTAACGCCGCCCCTCCTTTTGTCAAGGAATTAAAAAAGCTCTCCAAAAAGTATAAAAGTTTAGCTAAGGATATTCAACAATTGGCGGATCGATATATTGAAAATCCTAATTTAGGTACTTCTTTGGGTGATGGAATCAGAAAAATACGCTTAAAAATTTCCTCCAAAAATCAAGGAAAAAGCGGAGGTGCCCGAGTGATTACCCACGAAGTGGATTTGATTATTAATAAAAAAGATACAAAGTCTATATTGTTCGTAGCTATATATGATAAGTCTGACTATGACACGGTAGATTTGTCTATTATAAAAGAAATAATCAAAGATTTCAGAGATAAGCAAGAAGAAATAATCAAAGAAGAACAACAATCCAAGAAAAAACCTAAGAAATAACCTACTGAAACGTAAGGTTATTTTTTATTTGGTACAATTTTTGTGCTTTGAATAAAAATAATTTGTATCTTTGTACCCAAAATAAGAATCTTATGCCAGCAACATTAACACGCCCAAAAACAGCCAAGAGGAAAGCTACTGCTATCCAAGGGCTAAAAAGAGTAGCTACCCCAAAAAAGGTAACTACCAAAAAAGGAAAAGATTTAGAAAGTTTTAAAGAACTTATTGCACAATGCCAAAAAATAGGGTCAGAACTCTATGATAAAGGCTTGATAAAACCTTATGACCCCATTCGTTAGCTATGGAAAAAGTGATTTGTGATACTAATATTATTAGTAGATTTCTTATTGGAAAGCACAATGAAATCAATGAAACAGTCAATCGTATAGGGCTTGACAATGTTTGTATAACCCCTGTTATTCGTATGGAGTTGCTAAATTGGCTTTGTCTTTATGAGGGAATTAGCAAGCCTTTACGTAACATCTATAAAAAAGCAATTCTTAGATTTCCTGTTATACACATAAACGAGAATATATCAAAGTTAGCTCTTGAACTTTCCGAGAAAAAGCCTCATTCCAAACCTGGTGATACACTTATTGGAGCTACCGTTGTCTATTATAAGATGAAAATCTATACAATTAACCGAAAAGACTTTGAATTGATAAGTGTTCCATTATATAAATAACTCCTCCTACAGAGAGAGTTATTTTTTTATATATCAACCCCTTACAAAAACTTTCACCCCTCAAGTGAAAGTTTTTTTGTTTTTCCCTTGTTTATTTCAAAATTAGTTGTACCTTTGCACCGTTGAAACAAGAGCAACACTTGTTTAAAGTTGCAAAATATATTATTAACGATATATCCGTGAAGGTGTCGTATAGCCGTAATGCTATACAGCAAAAAGCGTAAGCTCTTGTTTCAACAGCACCCACTCACGGATACCTTATTTTTATATACTATGTTGAAACAAGAAACCAACCCCGCTGTGGTGAATAACAGTAGCCCCAGCACTTACTGCTTTGACGTGGAAGCGGTCAATCAATTCTTCGCCGAGGAGATCCACGTACAGGAATTTACCCGCTATATGCGTATGCTGATCTACGAAACTACCCGCCTGCACCTGCGCTATTGCGACACAGCCTCCGGCGAACTCTCCGAGGAAGTGCTACAAGCATACGATTACCTCAATGGACTTTCCGAGGTGCTTAATCCCTATTTCACTAACTCTAAAAACAACTAAGCTATGGACTTAAGAACATTATATTTTGTAGGACAACGTGTGTTTTTCATATATTCTAAAGAGATTTTATATGGAGAAGTTGTAAGTATTTACATCACTATAACTAATAAAGAAGGTTCAGAAGATTTTGACACATCTTATTTGCTTAAAGATGATTACGGAGAATTATATAAACTTGATGAAAAAGAGCTTTTTTCCTCCAAGGAAGAACTTTTAAGCGCCTTAGCAGGTGATGAATTTGTTGTTGTACCTTTAAAAAACTAAAATCATGAGAACAAAGAAATGTCACTACATAAGCCCCAGCGGCGAGCTCCTCTATACCGAGGAACGTTTGTACCTATTTGGCTGGCTTATCTATACCTTTAGATATAAAACCGTATAAACTCAGGCAATTTTTTTTTACATTTTCCTCCTCCGCAAGACACACGCGGGGGAGGTTTTTTGTCCCCTCACTTCATGAAATTAAGAATATATTAACACGAAGACTGCCCAAGACTTCCCAATCCTGCCCGAAAGTGCCCAATCCTGCCTTTTTCCTTGTGGGCTGTTTTATCTTTGTGGCTGATAAACAAAGTAACAATAAAATCATTTCGCCTATGCCCAATATAAACCAAGCGCTTCACCGCAAAGTACGTTCGGACTATCCGCAGGATATATTCCCGAAAGTGGCTTGTAAGCGTACCGTATTGGGCGATGGCGATACGTTCTTTTCTGTAAGGCAGATAGTAACAACTATTGACACCTATTACTCTCAGTGTGATAAGATAGCCAAAGCGCTCAAAGGGCGTACTCTGGCCATCACTTGTAGGAATGTGCACAACTTTCTGTACCATCATTTCCAATACAGAGCCGATGATGAGGTACAGCAGTTGCGCTCTCCTGCCTGCTCGTGGGCGCAGCGCTTTTCAGGCATTGACTGCAAGAGCTACACCATACTGGCAGGGGCAATACTTAAAGCCATGGGGTACAATAGCTATGTAAGGCAGATCAAGCAGCCTTTTAGTCAATACCCCAACGAGTATTCGCATGTATACTTATTGGTGCCTGCCTCTCAGAAAGACAATGATTTACACAAAGGGTATTATGTCATAGATGGCACCATACCTACTATGCAAGAAACCTTATTTTCCGAAAAAGCAGACGAAATAGTAACAGCTATGAAACATATAGGACTTAACGGCGCGCAGAATGCGCTTTTTGGATTTACTCACGCTAAGGGGCTAAGAGCTACCTCGGACGGCAATGCCGGCAAAAGTTATGAAGATGGAAAGTTTCATAAGGGAATAGGCACAGCTAATAAAGTTGGTAATGACCTATTGAATTTTGGAGGGTCATTATACGAAGGATACAAAAAATATTTTGGGAATGGCTCTGGGCGTACCGACGACGCCCCTCCCCCTGTCTATAATGACAATTCGGATGTGATCCGCCGACAACAAGCCGAATATCGTGCGGCTTTGGAAAAAGAAGCTGAGCGTTTGGCTGCAATAGGAAAACAGCAAGAAGCCGAAAAATACAGAATAGAAAAAGAAGAGTACGAGCGCCGAATAGCAGACGCCGAACGCCGAGCACAAGGATATTATCCAAATGGAAATAACTACAATGAGCCTAACAAACCAAAAGATAATACTATCCTGTATGTGGCAGGAGGTTTGGGATTATTAGGAATCTTGGCAATAGTGATAATGTCTAACAAAAAATAAAAGCCATGAAGGGAGTACATTTATTTCCTCAAGAAGAAAAACAACAAGGACTTAATGCCCCTCCTGGTAGGGCCGAGATTGTGGATACCGATTACGACCCTGTAATCAATATGACTTTTGCGGAGTATGAAAACAATCTACAGGAACATGCCCAGCTGGCCATGTCAGTCCATGAAAAGATGTCAGCCCTTGTGGTAGGGCTCATTACTGTAGGAGCGCTCTCCAATGCATGGAACCCTGTAGGGTGGGTGTTGGCCGCTGTTGCCTTAGTCATTAGGGTATTGGTGGAACTAAAAGTGTTCAATGAAAAATCCGCTTGGGACAAGGATCGTGCCGAAGGTGCTTGGAATGAGATCAGCAATTATTACGAGTATAGTGTATTAGGAGAGAGAACAGGAGAGACAGACGAACAAGGAAGGCCTAAGCACCGAGGAGGTTTAGCCTCCATGCTTTCCTCTACTCATTTTTTGGATGAGACAGTACAAACTATGATGAATACAGCGCTAAAGGGACTTTGTATCTATGAGGCTGTTTTCCTAAAGGAAAGAAGCAAAGATTGGAGCAGCAAGGAAACCAAAGCAAACTTGGATCAGCTAAGAGACCTCGGACAAGCTCTCAAAAGTAATTTCTTGGGAAAAATAAAAACTTACGAACGGGTATATAACATAGAATATCAAAAAATACCTGTAAATCTTGGAGATAGCCTTTTCAGTGGAGACCTCCATGATCTAAAAGTAAGGCAGGCTCCTATAGATTTACAAGATCCTTTCACCGATGTTACTTTTGAACTGATAGCCATAAAGCTCAAGCGTAAGCCTGAATACGAAGGCGCAGGTATTACCTTTTCTGATTTCAAGGACGCTGCCTCCCCTAAGGCCTCTTTTCTTGAAAAAGTCCTTAATGACCCCAACGAAGTAAAGGGTCTGTTTGAACTGGGAAAACAACAAATTTCGACGCTAAAACTTGACGGATACTTAACGGCTGATGAAGCCGATCGCCTTTTGTTCAAGAACTGGATGAATACAGCCCCTGCCTATGACAAGGCAGAGTATAGCTATAACTGGAACATGCCGTTTGACCCTAAAGCAGCTCAGAACAGAAACCTAACGGAAGGGGATTACCTCTCCCAAAAATGTCAGGGAATGGATAGGGTATTACAGGACTTTGCCAACAAAGTACCCCCTTACCAGAATGCCACCGCGCAAGATGTGATTAAGGTACTCAAGGACGCCAAGGCGCACCATGACAAGCAGTATAAGGGAAAACCTGGATCAGGATTCTGTAAGAGTGTAGCCCGTGGGGGCTCTCCTGGAGCTGCCTATGCACTGAAAAAGTTTGAGATTAACCTCAATGATTATGACGAGGATTTCAACCTAAAGAAAATCGAACGCCCCTCTGCCTTTACCAACGCTATTGGGGAAACAGATACGAGGTCTAACAGGCCAATTCCTGGAGTGGAAGTCCCTAATGGCTACACCGATGAGCGTGTAAAAGCGCCTGTACCGAAGGCCACGCCGCCAGCTCCGGCACCTGCGCCGCTTGCGCCTAATGCCACACCTGAGCAGCCCAAGCCACAGCCCGCGCCGAATACGCCCACAGCTCCCGCACCTGTGAAACCCTCAGCGCCTGCCAATACGCTACAGGCGGAGAATAAGACCCCACAGAAACAAGCGCCTAAGAAAAAAAGCCTCTGGTGGCTTTGGATCTTGGCCATAGGAACTGGCTATTATATGTTGAAGGATCAACAACCTAAAAAGAAAGAAAATGGCTAATGTAAATATAGAATTTCAAGGAGATTTTCAGTACCTAAAGTATGAGTTTACCCCTCGCTTGCGGGCGCTTATTAAGAATGTCCATACAGTGATGAACTCCTACAATGCGGCTTTCTTTGAGCGTTGCAAAGGCTTTGGCGACTTGGAGAGTATCAAGCGCGAGGCCTTAGCCACCGGAAGGCTCCCCCAAGGGGTAGAATCGGCCATGAAAGCCGCAGGAGCCCTCAAGCCTATTGCAGCTACTACCCTTCTTTGGAGTATTGCTAATCAGATAGCCTCTTTTGCCAATTTTCATTTTTGGTATTGGAAAAAGAATTTTTCGGACAATGCGCCTCAGCAGAACGGCAGGAATGTCAATAGTGTATATAATGTCATGCGAAGCGAGTTTGCCTATGGCTTGACCTATGCGCTCTCTGTTCCTTTTTTATATAGAATTGGCCAAGGGGTGAACCTATTGTATTACCCACGCCCTGAGTTTGTCGATTTTTATAAGGCAAAACCTTTTCATGGCACCAATGCCCTAACAGTGGAGCCTATGCGCTTTGCTCAGAAGAAGAGAACAGAAAGCGGCGTGATGACCTCTACTTTTATTGGCTTTGATCACTCTATAGGAATAGATACCTCTTTGGCAGAGAGATTAAGCACCGTAAACAGCGGAGGTACTCGAATACCTTTTGTGGCAGGAGTAGGCAGTGATAATCCCTATCAGACCCGTCAGGAGCGACTAAGTGTGATATTTTATCATTACTTCTGTCTCAATAACAGACAGATTGCACATAACCAACCGCTAAAGAATGCCGGCAATGTAAGCAATTACTTTGTGTTCTCCAAGAAGGATTTTTACACGCTCTCTGAGGAATGTGTGATTGCGCGCTTTTGGAATTTCTTTGCTAAGAATATTTCATTGAATTTTGACCCATCAGGGCGCGAAGGCGACCCCGCTTTCGGTGGAAAGGTACTCATAGGAGGAGGACAAACAACATCGCCTGTATGTGACTATTACGCACGCTTTAAGAAGCAGTCCCTACAGGGAACTTTTGAAGAGCGTCTCAGTAGGTTTTCCATTCCTTCTACAGAGATTTTGCAAGTACCAGAGCTTTCGGACGCAGAGATACAAGAAGGGTTCGCCCTCTTAGAAAAGGAAAAGCGCCCATTCTCTATAGGGGTAGACCTCAAGACAATGACCACAGGCAAAGAGCTAACCCAGCGTAGTAATATGCTACAGCCAAATCTAATGGAAAAGCTATTGTACTATGAGACCAAGGCACGTACGAACCATGTACTATTAGTGAACAAAGGGGTTAATGACTTGTTCAACTTTAATACAGGCATTCGCTATTTGCCGCAGTTATAACCCAAAAACGAATGATTATGCACCCATGTATGCCAAGGCCTACCCCCGCAAAGAAAGTGGAAAAAGTAGACATACCAGCGCCCCAAGAGCCGCCAAAAGTAATTTATATTGCGGTGCCTCAGCGGAGCCAAAAAGAAGAAAACGAACAACAAACAATTAATTATAAACTGAAATGGTGGCATGTAGCCATAGCTTTTGTAGCTGGTTACGCTCTTGCCTCCTCTAATTCTAAAAAGGCTTAAAAATGAACTTTAAGAAACCTAAAATGGAAAATCTGACAGGAGCCCTTGTAACAGGAGGTTCCGCAGTGGCAGGAGCAGCTGCCTCTAACCTGCTTGTAGCCGAGCTTACTAAAAAGCCTTCTGGCGATGAAAAGAAAGACAAGTCTAAGCGCCAATTGGTCAAAGGAGGTGCCGTAGCGGCTGCCCTTTTGGGATTGGCTTGTGTAGATGGCAATGACACATCGGCTAACGCTTTGCGTGGTGCCTTTGTAGGTATGGCAGGAGCACAAGGAATTTCCTTAGCACGCGAATTTACCTCAGCAACTGCTGGCACAACAGTAAAACGTGCTTTAGGCCTTGGTTGCCCTTGTCAAGAACAACAAGAAGGCTTGGGCTATGTAGACCAGCCTGAATGGTTTACCCCAGTGTATGATCAGGTAGATTATTCTGCCTATGACAGCACCTCCCAAGCTCAAGAAAGCACACAAGGGCGTAACCCCTTGGCAGGATTCACCCCTCGCGAATCCTATGTATAACTGAATGATTCACCTTTTAAAATAGATTAAAAATGGACAATAGACAAGTTCAATTAGAACGTTCCAACCACGTTCTTACTGCAATGGGTGTAGATACCCGCAACGCAAAAGTGATGGACAGAACTCAGTACCTTACCTTCGATGGAAAGGGAAAAAGCTCTGTAGTGTACCTCATCGACAGTAACACCAAAAAGCTCGTAGGAGATACCTCTTTCGACGCCAACAAGTTCAACAAAGGTCGCTACTTTGTTATCGACGGAATCCGTGTTCTTATCGAGGACAAGGCTACTTCCTTGCATGAATCAGATTGGAAAGGAGCGCCTAACTCCGCAATTCTCAACTCTGAGCTAAAGATCTCTCAGGACGAAGATTTGTTGGTATTACCTGTATCAGACTTGGTATATACCAAGATCTCCGAAGGAGAAGACAACGGCTTCCGTAGCATTGCCTCTGCTCCTGTGATCGTTCCTGAAAAGGATATCAACATCTCTTGGCTGTTCCCACAAGGAGCCAGCGTACCAAGCTCACAAACACAGTTCGTACGTATCGAGCTAAGAGGATTTGAGTTTTTCACAAACTAATTTTTCTCTTAATAATTATCAATGAAAAGGCCTTGTCGCTAAGGCAAGGCTTTTTTGATAATTATTCCCTAACTCACTAAAAAGAAAAATCATGCAAACCAAAGAAGAAGTATATAACATAGACATCAAGGTCGGAGAGAAAGGAAACAACATCTTTATCACTCCTGTAGCAGGCCGTGTGATTGGCTTACTCATCTACCACAACAAAGGCGATGAATTTGTGGCCAATGCTGGACTAAAAGCAGATGATGGCACTTACATTTCCAAAATGCAGCATATCCGCAACTATCGCTCCCGTGAGAGTTGCTACTTTACAGGCTGTAAGCCCGTGGACTTTCAGACACAAGGAAAAACCTACACCTTGGAAATCACTACAGAGGAGGCTGTGGCCAACAAAGATTTTAAAGGCCAACTGATTCTTATATACGAAGATACTCGTTTTAACAACTGCGGCAATGAATAAAAGCAAGTGGAACACTCAGAAAATATACTCCAACACCTCATTTTTCTTAAAAGGTGTTACCTCCCTTACCCTCTACAATTCAGGAGAAAGTAAGGTATATTTCCGTGAGAGAACATTAGAAAAGGGTGATTATTACCTTTTGGAAGGTGATGGAACTGCCTCTGATATTGATTTAGAAATCTCTTTCGAAAACGGAAGGGGGGAAGCCATCTTGGATTATCGTGCCTTACAAAAATGTAGAACAGAATGAAAAAAGAACTCATTGATATTATTAACAGACTTAAAAACTCTCCCAGTATCCTTATCTCTGTCATTAATAAGGAAACGGGGCAGCCTTTGGTACGTTCTTTCTCGGCAGATCGCTTTGTAGAGAAATATGGCAGCGTGGAAGCCTTTTTTAACTCCTTAGTATCGGAGGGAATTAGCCAAATTATCGTCGAGGAAAGACGAAAACTCGGCAATACAACAAGGAGCTTTTCCGAGCCAAAAACTTTTATGCTTGGCCCCAAGGAAGAAGACACCCCACCACAAGCTACCCCCGAAGTCATGCCCGCCACCATTTCCCCTGCCCCCCTTCAACAACAGCCCGTGGGGCAAATGGGACTGATGGGGCTTAGTTTTCCTCAGATGATGGACTTGCATGTGAAAGCTCATGATCAAGGACGCTTGGAGGTAGAAAATAAGTTTTTGAAAGAGAAAAACGAAAAGTTAGAACAAGAGATTGCCGCGCTCAAGGAAGAACGCTTAGCCGACAAATTCAGCGAAGCGAAGGCCAAAGGTAATAATGAAATGCTCTTGGGTATTGTTCAAAACCTCCCTATGCTTATGGGTGCTTTCAAGGGGGGCGCTCCTACAGGTCTCCAAGGGGCCGACGGAGAGCTGCCCCAAGTACCCGAAGGAAAAGGGGTCATTATTCAGGAATTTGCTCAGACCTCCCCAGAGGTAGACAGCTTTATGCTCAAAATACTACATTTAGTGTTCGAAAGCAAAGAGTTTTACGAAGAAGTAAGCAAATTAGTAAGTAAATATGAAACTAAATAACAAGTAAAAATGGAAATAACGATAAAAATTAACAGTAACAATCCTATTGACGCACAAGCGCGCCAAGCAAAGTTACAAGCCATTGCGCTTTTGGACGATAAGACATTAGCGCTTTTCCACGAAATCGCTACTAACGAAAAGTTTCGTAAAAAATTTGTAGCCAACGAAAAACTTCTTAGAAAATTTGTATAACCATGCCACGAAAGAAAACAACAGCCCTCAAGGGAGTAGCTACCACTGTTGCAGCTACTTCTGTTGGTAAATACTTAGATAATCACCCCGAAGCGATAGAGGCTGCGGGGCGCAAGGCAAAAACTGCTGTCAATGTAGGGCTTGTCCTAATCAGCTTTACAGTAATAAGCATAGGCGGGGCGTTGTTCTACAACTTGTATTGGAAAAACAGATTTAGAAAGATGGACTATGACCCTAACCAAAAGCCGGCTACTATTAGCGCAGGTCTGGCAAAAAGCAAGGCAGATATGATCTATAGGGCGCTGCATGGCATAGGGGCTAACTACAACACAGTATATAATGCCTTGCGTGGCATGGGACACAATAACTATGTAGCTATTTACAATGCTTTTGGTAAGCGTACCCCTGCAACGAGTTTTTCTATGGGAAACAAAAATGATATGGACTTGAGCCAGTGGATACAAGATCAGTTTAGCGGAGACAAATTAGCCGCCCTAAGAGCACAAGTAGGCAGCGCATTTTTTTAAAACAGATAACTATGAAAAAGAAATATATACTCTGGAGTGCTTTCGGCGTAGGGGTCATTACCATCACTCTTTCTTTACTACTGAAAAAGCCTGCAATCCCCAATGGTGGAGGCGCTTATGGTAAGTATTACAACAAGCTCAATGACCCTGATTATAGGGCGTTTATTGCGGACTTTGCCAACAATCGCGAATTGGTCTCTGAGTATGCCCAACAGCTACACAATGCCATGAAGGACACAGGTACTGATTTTAATAAAATCTTGGAGATAATGAGTAATTTAGACGATATACAAATGAAAATAGTATCGGATCGCTTTGGTAAAAGGGCCTACTATAACCGTTTGTTTGGTAAAATAAAAACCTCTAACGGGAAAATGCTCACCCTCAAGGAATGGTTTAAGGAAGAATTGAAAGAAAGCGAATACCAGCAAGTCAAGGACAGATACCCTAATCTTTTTTAACGATGAAGACAGAAACACGATTTATAACCGGTAAGGTTACCGATGAAAAAGGGGAACCACTCTTAGGGGTCAATGTAGTTGTCAAGAACAGCCAACCTATACAGGGAACTGCCACAGATAGTCACGGTATATACAAGCTCACAGCACCTGTAGGGAGCCAATTGGTATTTTCTTTTATAGGTAGGCAAACCATGGAATCCTCGCCAATTACCAAAACTTCCAGCAAGTTTCCTACAGTGGTACTCAGGGAGGTTGCCGAGGAATTGGACGGACTTACCTTTACCGCTCCCAAAAAGGAGCCCGAAAAGAATCTCCCCCCTACCCAGCCGAAGAAAGAAAACCCTATACAAAAATATTTTAACCCACAAACAACAATAACTCAAAAGAAAAGCTATAACCAAAACCTAAAGGACGCAAAATTGCTAATGTTAGGCGGGGGAATACTCCTATTTGGTTTGCTTATAGCAGCACTTAACAACTCACAAACCCAAAAAGTAAGCAAAAAAGTAAACTTATGATCGGCATACCTCATAGAATGATTTGTAACTGTAACAATCAGGGAAACAATCAAGGGAATAACCAAGGGAATAATCAGGCCCCTAAGAAAGTAACGCTATATGCAGCTGTGCTGCTATCAGGCACGGATTCTAAGGAAGGAAAGATCACTACCAAGGAGATTTTTTTTGAACCTAAGCTACCTACTCTCCAAGAGATAGAGCTATTTCTTCCTGTTTTCGACGGAGGGGTCAAAAATGTAGCTGTATGGGCTTCCTTGCCTGGCTTTCGGTTAGAGGGGGCTTGGAAACAAAACTATCCTCACCAAGCGTCCGATTTGGAGATGTTGGACAATCCCAATATAACAGGCGCTGAACTGCTTCAAAAACTTGATGATACACCAGGGGTTGAGTACATGTCTACAGCCTTAGGTACCGCTCCCGAAGGAGAGTGGAACCTATACCACAAGGATAAAAGTGCTGGGTATGGAGATGTAATCATAAAATACAAATTTACAGGTTATCTCCAAGCACTACAACAATAAAAAACTAAAAACAAAAACAATTATGATTGCCCTTGAACATGTAGTAACAATACTCTCCTCCCTCATCGGAGGAGGTTTGTTAGGAATTTTATTTGAGCGCCGCAAGCGACGTGCCGAAACCGAAGCTATAGAAGTTGATGTAATAGAAAAAATACAATCCTCTTACGGCCACTTTGTAGAAGACTATAAAAAACGATATGAAGAGCTTGTTAAAGAAAACGAATACTTCCGGAAGAAGATAAAAGAATTAGAAGAACGCCTTAATGACCTAACCAAATGAAAAATATTTTACTATCCCTTTTACTTTCTCTCCTTGCAGTTGCTTGTAAATCGGTTAAGGAGACACAACAGAGCCAAGAGGTTACCCAAAGGACGCGTATAGACAGCATTTTTGTAGAAAAACAAGTGCCTTTGCGTGATACTGTGTATATCAATATCCCTGAAATACGAACCATAAAGCCCGAATGTGATAGCCTGTGTAACGAGGAGGTACGCAAGATAATGCAACAAATCTCTGTCAATAGGCAACAAGGAGAAGACAGTCAAGGGGTCTATTACAATAGTTACAAAGGGCAGTTAGTAGTATATCAGAATATCGGAGCACGACAAAGCACCTACCAAGGAAAGTTTTTAGGATATTCTTATACGAAAGCTATAGAACAAACAAAGATTGTCAAACAATATTATGTTCCAAAGCTCGTGAAAATATTAGCCTTTATAGGCGGGGGTACCCTCCTCTTTGGTGTGTTTTGGATAGGCTTTAGAATAAAGGAAAAAATAAGATCATGAAAACAAGATCAATTGTACTCTTAGGCCTTTTTGGTTTAGGAATCGCCATATACGGCATGGCAAGAGCAAAAGCGGGACAGGCAAAGCGCCTTTTTGAAAAAATCATGTTCTCTTTCCATCGAATCAGAGACGTAGGCGCAAAGCCAACACAAGCGAAAATATGGCTAAGGTTGGACTTTGCTTTGACCAATCCCACAGCTGAGGACTTTTTTATAGATTCCAACGGCTCTATTCAGCTCAAGGTCATGCGCGTTTACCTCAAAGGCAAACAGATAGGTTATGCCTCACTTCCCGAATTTTACAAACTAAACTTGCGCGCAGGAGGTACTGTCTATATAGAAGATGTATATATAGAACTTAATGGAATTTCCTTAGCTGGAGAAATATGGAATATGATTACTCAAAACAAAAAGGATTGGTCTAAATACACAGAGATTATAAGCAAGCTATCCTTTGAAATAGATATTGACGGATTCGGACAAATATACACACTAAAACAATCTTTTTCATAACATTAAAGCTGTAAACATGAGAACTTTTACAACAAACGAATACAAAAACAGCCCCCTATACCAAAATAACCCTGGTAACCTTCCCAACAAAGGGGAAGATTGGGGAGGTAAAGTGCCAAAAGCACTTAGAAAAGGTAATGATAAGTATGAAGAATTTATCACTGTAGAATACGGATTGCGTGCCTTAATGATCAATATTCGTACAATCATGGATAAGGGAAAGAGAAATACCATATTGGAATTTTCTCACCGCTTCCACTCCGCAGCAGGTACCCAAAAGGTAGCACTATATCAATCTACCCTGTCCAAGGCTTTGGGAGTAGACAAAAACAAGAGAATTACGGCATTTACCAAGGATTTTTATATAAAGATGGCTAAGGCAATTGCCAGTATAGAAATGGGGAGCAGTGCGCACTATATTCCTGAGGACGCCTATGATACAGCTTATATCTATATGGGAATAAATATGACCAGTGGTGGAAATCCTGTAATGCCAGAGAACAAAAAACCTGCCAATACACCCCCCAATAAACCCAGTGGCGGAAATACCCAACAGAACGGAGGCAACAAACAAGGGGATAGTACCCCACAACAAGGAGGAGGAAACCAACAAGGAAATACCCAACAAGGAGGAAACAATCTTGCAGACCCTAACCTACAAAATCCCTACCCCACAGATCCCAATAGTGGCCAAGGTAGCAACGTATTCCTGTGGGTAGGTGTAGCTATAGTGGTTGGAACGGGTGGATACCTGCTGTATGATCACTATGCACAAAAAGGAAAGAAAAAATAACCTATAAACCAATAGATATGACTGATTTAAGAAGACTTACCGCAATTCGTGGACTGAGAAATAATAACCCTGGAAATATTCGAATGAGCGACACCACTTGGCAAGGTAAAATCTCCAAGGAATTTAATACAGACACCAACAAAGCCTTTGAACAGTTCGAGAGCTTGGAATATGGGTTGCGTGCTCTGATGAAGAATGCTTATACATGGATACAGAGAGGAAAAAACACCTTGGAAAAACTCATTACTGTTTGGGCGCCCCCTCATGAGAACAAAACAGGAAGATATATAGATTATGTAGCAGCACAAATGCAGATCGCAAAAAACCAGCCGTTTAAAAAACTGGATCGTAAGTTTTTTATATCCTTAGCCAAAGCCATTACGGAGATGGAAAACGGAGCGGCCGCAGCTCAATCATTGGTGCCGTATAGTGCTTATGAAAAAGCCTTTTCCATGATGGGCAATATAAGCTACATACCTTCTGTTGAAAAAAAAAACGAATAGGAATCATAGGTATAGCCCTCGTTGCGGGGGCTGCCTTTTGCCTTTATAAATATTATAACCCCAGACTATGGCACAAAAAAAGACAACTCAAAAAAGTACAAGTGTAAGCCAGTTCCACCTAAAGGATATACTTGCCCTTTCTCTTTCCGCCGCCGCTGTTTTCTTAGCAGGGTATCAAGTACATTTGGCAATTAAGCACGATAAACAAAATTCTAAACAATAAAAATATGGCCTCTATATATGCAACCACAAAAGGTTTTAACGAACTCTGGCAAAAGGTAACTCAAGAGAAAGAAACATTAGATAAGTATAAAAAGAAAATTCCGCCTTTCATTATTAACAATGATGTTGCCCTTACTTATACTCTTGGGATAGAGTATTATAGTGGGATATTAGCAGAATTGAATACTATAAAAAATGAAGAAATGGAAGATTGGGTAATTGATGTCTTCCCTTCTTTATATGCAAGTATAGATTCGCTTATATCCGACATGAAGTCTCTTTTGGCTAATTATGAATCGGAATTAAAGAAAAACAAGGTAATTCCTTCTGAGAAGCCCTCGGATCCACCTGCTCAGACGCCCCCAACCAATACGGTCATTCCTTCATCAACGCCACCTGCGACCCAAGCTCCCCCCACAAACACCACGCCTACTATAAGCGAAAAAAACACAGAAGGCGGCCCCAAGGTAAAGGATAGTCACACAGGGGAAACCTCCTTAGCACCAACCGAGAAAAAAGAGGTTTCTCCGGAAGGAACCCCTAAGACAGAAGCTCCCAAAAAAGGTTTCTTTACTCCAACCAATATTGTGATCCTGTTTTTACTATTTGGAGCAGGTGTATATTTTTATAACCAAAAGAAGTAACCAACTATGACAGCACTTGAATCCTTTAACGCCTTAGATAACCGAGAAGTCTCCCGTAAGGAAGTAGAACAAGTCTTGGCCCAAGCAAAAGCCGAGAATAACACTGCTATTATATACCGATTGAGCCGCGTGCTCAATGATAGCCCCGAAGCTACTCATTTTGAGATTACCATTACTCACTATGATAGCTCTGTGGGGCTTTCTGGCGTGCAGCATACAGGCGACTACCGCGAAGCCTTGGACGATTGTGGCCGCCTACGCAAGGGCTGGAAGTTCGTAAAGGGCAACGTGGTGAAGGTAGAGGAAAAACCTAAAAAAGAAGCAAAACCGAAGAAGGAGAAAGCACCTCAGAAGGAAAAAATCACTAAGGAAGTATCAGGCCCCAAGGTAAAAGATTTTGAAGCCTTCGATGATTTGCAGGCGCAACTGCTCGCTAAAAATGCTGATATTCCTGAAAGTGAAGTCTTGGATTTCCTCTACAATTTCACAGACGCTTTTGAAGAGGGAAAAACAGTCTTTCGTTTTTGGAATACACCAGGGAAGAAGCCTACAGAAGCTGTGCTACAATATAAAAAACACCCGCTCCTTACTCGTTTGCAGAATCCCTCTGCTAAAATGCGTGCCTATGAGCTTACACCTCGTGGGTATGAGCTATTGGAGAAATTTCATAAAGGGGTAGAACGTATAAAAAAGACTTATGACCTTGGCTATATTGCAGGAATACACAAACTTTATAATTTTTTGAGAGATAGAAAAGCCTATACAAAAAAGGAAAATGTCGAAGATTCGTCTAAAAAAAAATTAGAAAAAGCACCCGCTAAGGCGACAAAGTCCCTAAAATCAAGGAAAGAAAAAGGCGAAAACGTGGCTAATTTCACCCTATTGCAGGAGCCTACTAAGGTGTTTCTTGAGTTTGAAGACGAGAAAAACCAAGCCTATTACAAAAAGTCTGCCAACAAGCAAGGAGCTGTAGGAGCTGACTTTTTAAAGAAGGTCATAAAAGACTTGAAGAAACAAAATCTTAGGGAGGAACCTCGTGGCTTTATCAATACAGAAGATTTCCCCGTAAGTCCTACTATTTCAAAAGTTACAGGTATTGATAGTCTGAAAACAGTCGTTGTAAAAGACAAAAATCGTCCTACCTTAGAATGTGTACTAATAGAAGCCGATCGCTATGTGGCTACAGACTTGTATAATATAATCCTTTTGAATCGTCCTAAGAATGACGGACTAAAAACAGGAGCCTTGTATGATCCTAATTATAAATGTACCAATATAGGAGGCTGTTCAAAGGAGGAATATTACAGGGATATAGAAATAGGTTATCCTAATTATAAAGCAATATTGACCGAAAATCCTGTATATACTTCCGACTGGGTAGCTATAGAGCCGTTTATCAAACATTTGAAATCTGGACTTGAGGTGATAAGAAAGATTTATGATTGGAAAAGGGTTTACGTGGTTAAGATTACTTCTAATGTAGGAGAGGGACATTACAATCTGAAATATCTATTAAATGACTTACAAATCTTACAAAGCAATGGAGCTAAAAAAATAAGGTTATATACCAATAAGTTAGATGAAAAATTAAATATAGAAACAGACAATGGAAATATAGTGGTGACGATGGCTGTATATATAGGGGATCGTAGTAATTATGATGTGATAAGCCCGCTAAGAATTGCCCCTATCCAATTGCATTTCACCCAAAACCGGAAGGAAGAAAAAGGCCTTTCCGGTGTAGATTACTCCCAAGGGCTTTTTGGTGCTGTTCCCGAAGTCTCTACCGAAAGGTTTAAAAAAATGAAAGTAAATGAATTGCGAACTTTTACTTTGAGATATTATAACCTATTCTTAAAAGGAGATAGTGTAACTATAGAAAGACACTTAAAGGAAGTTGTCTTTACCAATAAGGCAGGTAGAAAAATAGCCCATGGTGAAGCTATGTATAGTGAAAAAGCTGCTGTGATTGCTCAATTAAAAACACTGATTAAGAACTCTACCTATAATAATTGGGGAGATAGAAAGCCCCAAGATCACCCTGATATTTTAGGGTATCTGAATTTTAAGTCAAAGATAACTATTGATGGCGAAAAAAGGCACCTGAGAATATCAATTATAGTGGATAAGGATAGAAAACTAAAACTTAAAAGCTATGATGTAGGCAAAAAGAAAAGCCGAGATCCACAAGGGGGTTTACCCTCAGCCGAAGGATCTCAGCTTTTTAAAGCTGTTCAATCCACGCAAGAGCCAGTAGCCACCTTGCAAGACGAGGGGATTGAACCGCTTTCTGAGGGCAAAGGTACAAAAAAATCTTTATCCCGCAAGAAAAAAGACGAAAATTTTGGTCTCAATGCGTCCGAAGCCCCTGTAACCTCCTTACCTGCTCCAAGGCAAACCCTCGCCCAGCAGTTGGCAACACGCCCCGAAGTGCGAGAAAGTTTCTTAGTGGCCGACGAGCAAATGAGCCTTTTCCTTGGGGCTTTGGAGAAAAAGACAAAGGACAGCCTTGTGATCACCCTAACAGGTAAGCAGGGTAGCGGAAAAACGCGCTTTGCCTTTCAGTTTATGAATGCCCTCGCGCAACGCTATCGTGTAGGACACGCCTCTATCGAGGAACACCCCGAAAGTGTGCTGTACGAGGAAAAAGCCTATCAGTACCTCAACGATACAGCCTTGGAGCATATCACCGCTCAGGACGTTCGTTCCTTGGCAGAGCTGGACACTATGATACGCACCAATGAAGTAATTGTAATTGATTCCTTTCAGAAAATGCGTGAGCTGGCACCTCATTTTGAGATTGACAAGGACTTGCGCAAGAAGTATGACGGCAAGCTGTTTTTGGTGATCTTTCAACAAACAGCAGACGGCAAAATGCGAGGAGGTAGCAAAAGCCAGTTTGACGGCGATATTATTCTCTTTACAGAGACTTTTCCAGATTACCGCGAGAACTATGTATATCCCGACAAAAACCGCTACAACAAGCGCCCCGCCACCGAGCTACAATATAGTATATACGAACAACGTATGCTCGCCACGGCTCCCGAAGTGCCCGCCCTACCCGCTCACTATGAGCCTACAGAAAGCGAAGAACTGAATTTTGAAGTGTTATAATATAAAGATATGAATAAAGAACAATTAGAAGCAAGAAAAAATGAGATTGAGAGGAGAATCAGTCAATTAAGAAAAGAACTTTCCCCTGTCGCTTATAGGGTGTTAGCCTTTCAATCAGTGGGCTTTATTGCTGGTTTAGTTTGGGCTTGGAAGACTAAGCAGAAATGGTATATCAGACCTTTAGCAGGAATAGGAGGAGCTGTAGGCGCTAATGTCTTGAGTACTTTTCTAATTTCCAACTCAAAGGCAGAAAAAACAGCCGAATTTGCCCAGCTGAAAAGAGAATTGAATGATATTAACGGACAGCTTGACTGGATCAGGTTACAATCTTATTATCCTAAGCCACAATGAAAGTAGAAATAATCTCTTATAGAACAGGTGTAGATGTGTTAGGATTTCCTATAATTCACGAACACATTTTTATAGAAAGCACAAAAGAAAGTGCCTCTCATTCCAAAAAAGGAAAGAATATGTCCAAGAAAAGCGCTGTACGCAATACTGTACAACATTTTCTTTCAAGAGAAGTAAAACAATTATAAAAGAATAAGGTATGAACAAAGAAAAACAACAAGTGTTTGAGCGAGTTCGTGTAGAAAATGACGAACTTAGAGAAAAAATAGGTAAGTTAAGAGATTTCTTGAAAAGCGAGAAAATTAAACAAATAGACAAGACACAAGCCTATTTACTAAGAATGCAGTATGACACGATGACAGCTTATGCTAATATCTTAGAAAAAAGATTAGCTCTTTATGAGGAAGAATCAAAAACAACAGATTTTAATTAAATATTTAATTTTATGGCAACAAAGAAAGTCGGCTTGAAAGCCAATGGACGGCTCAAGAAAGGTTTCCGTTACAACGAGAACGGACGTATTGTGAAAGCGAAGAAAGCAACCACGAAGAAAACTCGTAAGCGCTAACCCTTGAGTACAAATCCCTATCCCCGTAAGGATAGGGATTTTTTATATCCCTATTCCTCCCCTACTCGACATGCGTAGAGGCTCTTTTTATGCAAAAAGTATGTTTTTATGCAAAGCTCATCTTTTTTATGCGAGTTTGTATGCATTGTTTTTACTGACTATCAGTGTATTAACCTTTATAAATAGGTGTTGCACACGAAGCATAACGATTTTTGTGTAAAATTCATCTATAGCGTGCGCGCGCACAAAACAAATTCCATCTTTATATCCGCCCCGCCCCGCCCCTATTAAATAAAAATGTATGCAAAAAATATGTTTCTATGCAAAATCCACTTTTTGTATGCGAGTTTGTATGCGTTTTTTTATTGATTATCAACGTATTAATCCTTATAAATAGGTGTTGCACACGAAACATAACGATTTTTGTGTAAAATTCATCTATAGCGTGCGCACGCAGACACGCGAGATCAGAAAGAGAAAGAAGCACTTTTTATAGTTTCGTCCGCTGTTAGGTTTCGGGTGGTGTAGGCTTCTGTTTGCTTAATATCGTAGTGGCGAGCTTGATCACGTACCTTAATAGAAGGAATGCCACTATTGAGTAAATCCATTATACCTGTATCCTTGAGAGAGTAGAACTGAAACTTGCTGTCAAACTTGAACAGCTTGCGGTATTTTGTCCAAGTATCTGAAATTTTCTTAGGATTAATAGCGGTCTTCCCTGGTTTGAATTTTTTACTGAATAGGTAATCACTATTATTGGCCTTTAACAAGTGTTGTGCTAAAATAGGGAGGAACACATCAGGAATCGTAACGCTGTTTGTCTTTCGGTTTTTGGTAATGGATCCGTCCAATACAATACGGCTTTCCGAAAGACGTACATCTCCAACTTTGAGTTTGGTTAGCTCCGTGCGGCGAATAAGGCAAAAGTAAGTCATCATACAGCACACGAAGAAAGGAAAATCAATATTTTGTAATTCCTTGATACATTCCTTTACCTCGGCCGTGAGAGGCTCACGCTTCTTTTGTACCTTGGGCTTTGTTTTTATCCCCTCGGCTGGATTTTGCTTTATATAGCCCTTTCCTATCGCCCATTCTAAGAAACTTTTCATATAGGTAAGATAGTTGTTATAGGTAGACGGACTATTGTTCTTCTCATAGTAGATATAATCAAGGAAATTATTCACAAAGAAAAAATCTATATTAAGCAGAAACTTTATATCCAAGTGCTTTTCTGCTATATAGCGTTGCAAGTTGCTTACAAAAGATTTGTAGGCTCTTAGTGTGTCAGGGCGTTTTATGCCGTCCTGTACTTCTTTCTCCAACTTCTTTAGGTATAGCTCCAGTCCATCTTTGAGGGATTTGTATTGATTGTGGGGATTTTCATAGAAAGGAGACCAACCACTTTCTAACTTCTGATTGATCGCAAGTATCATTTTCTTGGCATACTTACGCCTTTCCTGAACCGATTTCATTTTAGGGACACGGTTACGGAAACGGTCTAACTTCTCTGTTTGAGGATTTTTAGCATAGTACTCAATGTACCAGGACTTGTTGTCCCTAAGCTCAGCGGGCTTGTAGTCTATAAAAGCGATCCGCTTGGGTGTGTTTTTGGTAGTTTTGTCCATTTTTTTTTATGCCAAATTCCTCAGATCCATAAGAGTGGAGAACTTGGCACAAACTTGACACGCAAATTTAAAGAATTTAAGCGCAACTAATTGGATATTAATTAGTTACGCTTATTTTGTAGCGAAGACGGGATTTGAACCCGTGACCTTTGGGTTATGAACTGAAAATGAATTAATTTCGTTTTCCTTTCACATTGAAAATTAATTACTTACAAAGTTAAAAAAGAGCGATTTGTATTCGGTTATCGTATTCTTATTTTTTATGTATATATTTGATTTACAATATTTTATTGAATAATTTTTCTGTTAAAAATATCTCCATATCCTAAAAGCAACCACACAGGGTTTATCTCTGGCATCTTAAGTATAAGGGTTTGTAACAAGCTCGCAGGTACTCTCCTATTTCCTGCAATATAAGTAAGGAGTGTTATCCTTTCAATCTCTAATAGGTTTGCAAGGTCACTATAACTGATGTTTCTCACCTTACAGATCTCATCTAATCTTAGCCCAACCCGTTCTAAAGCAGCCCGATCGTGAGAGCCTTCATAACGAGATAAATCGTCTTCAATCCAGTTTTTTGGCTCCAAATGAGGAGCGTCAGCCCCCTCTTTGAGCATGTTTCCTTTTCCTGTAAGAAGCCAATTTGCATCATATAGAGGAAATTTTTCAAGTATTTTTATCACCCAATCTATAGATATAGTAGAATTTTTGCGAATAGCACGTGATAGTACTCCTTGACTTGCTCCTATTTTTCTTTCTAAAGAAGTTATTTTAATCCCCTCATTATTAATTAATTCGTTGATATTGTTGTAAAATTTATCCATACCAAATGAAAATTATCGTGTAATAATTTGTTTTAAATGAAAATTATCATTAACTTTGTTGCCGAATTGAAAACGGTTTGACAACGCCAAATATAAGAAAAAAAATGAAGCCATCAAAGAAACTTGTTGAAAAAATTCTTTCAGATAATGATTTTTCATTAGACATCGCCAAAGCGGTGAAAGATACTACTCAGTATGCTATTATTGCCCGAGCTAAGCGCCATTCAAAATTGTTGTTATTGGCTGCTTTTGTGGAAGTGTATAAGGCTTATGGACTTTCAGAGGAGGATATCTACGCAAAAGAGGAAGAAAATGACAGCGGAGACTGTACTGATCGTGTTCAGGGAGCTAAGTGAGGAGGAAAAGGAACGCTTCCTAAAGCTCTTGGAGCAAGAGATGCCCCCCAAGCACCGTGCCCGCAAAAAACGAAATTCAAAAGTGTGGGACGATGTAGAGATCGTGGAGAAGCTGGAGGTGCTCTTTAATAAATAGGTGCTACTGATTGCTATTATAAGTACAATTATAAAATAAGAAAAAAATGAAAGCAAAAGATTTAGAACAAGAAAAATATTACTCCACATTGGAACTTAGAACCAATGGAGATGTCTTAAGACAGCGCTGGTGGTATATCACCCTTAGAGAAGGTAATAATATTAGGGCTATGGTGGTGGAAAAACTAATGGATAGTCCTATGAGCTTTTATTCGGACTTAGAGGTGTGGTATAGTGATGCCTTTTTTAAGGATATCTCTTTTACGGAATGTGAAAAAAAACACTTTACTTGGGCAATAGAGGATATCATAACAGAATTACAAGCGATAGAAAAATGATGAAAGCATATACCATTCATAAAATAATAAAAAAATGAAAGCAAAAGATTTAGAACAAGGAAAATTTTACGCCTCTGTGGAATATCTCAATGAAAATGAGGAAAGGTATCGCAGGTGGTATATCATCCTTAGAGAAGGTAATAATATTAAGGCAAATGTAGTGGAACAGATAAATGATTCTCCCCTGAGTTTTTACGCTGCCTTTGAGGTAAATTATAATGATAAGAATATCTGTTTTATAGAAGTTTCCAAAGATCTATTTACAGTGTCAGTACAAGAGCTTCTAACAGAATTACAATTTATAGAAAAATGATGAAAGCATATACTATTATCAAGCAGGAAATAGAGGCGCTTTTTGGCGTACAAGGGGTAATCCTCCGTATATACGAGGGGGAGGTGCAGTATATTGTTGCCTTTGCGGACTTCAAAAAAGTTGGCCAGCTGCGGGAGATTATCCCCGTGGCGGATTGGCGGATGGACTTTTTAGGCAAGCAGGGCGTGATCTGTATCTCCTACCCTGCTGATATGGAACTGATCCGTAAGGAAATGGAAGAGAGGATGTTTCCTTAATCCCCCTAACTCCCGAATCCCCCTAGCCCCCGAAGGGGAAATGAGGGACGAGGGACAAACTTTATTAATTGTTAATTATTAAGCATTCATTATTATGAAAAAGAGCCTAACACCCACAAATCAGCTGCTCATAGAAGTTTTTTCCGACAACGAAGAAGAAAAAGAGCGTAGTAAATACTATTACTTTGCTATCATTGACCTAAAAGATAATTATCTTGAGGTGATCAAGGAAAGAATAAGACTTTGCAAAGAGATTACTAAAGAGACTTCCCATGCAGTAACGGACTACTTTGCCCTTAGGTTTAAAGAGAAAGATGTTCGTATCACATATTATAAGACTACATTTGATAGATTTTTAGATCTCTTTGGAGAAAAGAGGTATAGTTTTGTAGAGGCAACAGAAGAGGAGCTTCAGAAGCTAAGCCCAATAAAAGGGATCGAGATGATAAAGAGCGGATTCTATTATAAGGATTTCATTTTTGAAGGGATTATACCCCAAAAAAAAGGGAAAGATATTCATTATTCTACCTTTTATATTAAATACGAAGAATATTTTCTAATGTAATTAGTGGTTAGTCACTAATCATTAATCATTAACCATTAACCATTACTCATTATCTATGATTGCCTCACATATCATTGACCAATTATATCAGGTGGACCTTGCCCAAACTATTGGGAAAATATACTTAGATCCTTCCTATAAGATTCTATCCAATGGCACCGCTAAGGGGCTGTCTCCTTTTACCAATGAACGCACACCAAGCTTTGTGGTGTCGAACGTAAAGGGGATATGGAAGGACTTTGCCAGCGGAAAGGGGGGAAAGTCCGTTATAGAGTTTATCCAAGCATATAAAAGTATGGACTTCTCCGAAGCGGTGAAGTTGGCTTGTGAGGTGCTTAATATTCCCATAGCATACGAACAAGAAAGCGAAGCACAAAAAGCCAAACGCCAAGAAAAAAAATCCCTTGGGGAGATTATTGCCTTTGTCAAAGAAAATTACAAAGAAAATTTGCCAAAGTTGTCCCATGCTCAACAGTATATGCAGGAGCGAGGGTTTTCGCAGGAGATTTTGTCAGACTTTGAGATTGGGTACGCCTTGGTGGGGATGTATGAAGTCTTGAAGGAACGCGGGCAGGTGAGTGAGGGGGTAGCCCTTGGGGTGCTCAAAGCGTATCAGAACGGGGGGTATTACGATTTCTTTAAGGGGCGTATCATCTTCCCTATATCGGACAAGCATGGGCATTGTGTGGGATTTGGCGGGCGTGTGATGCCCTCGGAGGCGAAAGAGGGTGCACCTAAGTACTTGAACAGCCCAGAGAGTGAGGTGTTCCACAAGTCGGAGCTTTTGTATGGCTTCCACTTGGCGCGCCATAGCATGGCACAGCGCGGGGAAGTGTATCTGGTTGAAGGATATACGGATGTGATGCGGATGCATCAGATAGGGTTGCGTAACTGTGTGGCCACGCTGGGGACAGCCCTAAGCGCGCAGCACCTTTCCGAAATCAAGAAGCTATGTAAGAAGCTCATTATATTCCGAGACAGTGACAATGCTGGGGCAACAGCTGCCTACAGAGACATGGTGCTGGCCTTAGAAGCGGGCTTGTTTGTCGAGCGGGTGGTGTTTGCTTCCGAGGGTAAGGAGGATCCCGACAGCATAGGTCAGCGGGAGGGTGCTGTGGCGCTGATAGAGGCGGCAAGGTGCGATGCGGTGCTACACTATTTGCAAGGGGCTTATGAGGAAGTCCTTATTCGGGCTGACACCAAGGGAAAGAAAGTGATCCTTATGCCTGAGGATAAAAAGCGGCTTAGTGATCTTGCCCAAGAGCTTATCGGAAAAATCCCCGACGAGGTAACCCGTGAGGCGTATATGGAGCAGGTAAAAGCGCGCTTTGGGATTAAGGTAGCCATAGAGAAGCCAAAGGAGGAGAAGACATACCTTGAGACCCCTCGGTTTAACTTTTCGGGCTTTTCGGGAGATATAGACCCTTTGGAGGATTACCAGTTTCCGAAAGAGGTGGAGGATCCGAGCGTGTATAAGAATGAGATATTGGAGTATGGGGTATTTCAGCATGCGAATCGTATTTATTGTAGTACGGATAAGGGGAATGCCTTTTATGATATTTCCAACTTCTCCATAGAAATCATACAGCACATGCAGGACGAGCAGTTTCCGATGAAGCTGATCCGTATCTGCAATGTGCATGGGGTGGAAAAGATATTTGACGTATTGTCGGAGAAAATCAATACCCTTAACTCGTTCAAGAATGTGGTGACCTCGTATGGTAACTTCTCGTTTTCGGGGTCGGCGGCACAGCATGAGCGCCTGTTGCGGTACCTCTTTGACCGTATGGGTACGGGGCGCAAAATAGACGTATTAGGCTGGCAGGCGGAGGGCTTTTGGGTGTGGAACAATAAAATCGTTATCCCAGGGTTGCGGGAAGAGGCGATCAACTCAGAGGGGCTGTTTAAGTATCAGCATGACAGCTACTACATTCCTTCGGCTAACAAGAACTTTGAGAAGAATATGTACAAGTATGGGGCGCAGAAGAAGTTTAGGAGTATTCCCACGGAGGTGAGTTTGCCGCAATACCTCAAGCAGCTGTATAAGGTACATAGGGGGCATGCCATTACGGGGATCCTCTTTGGTATAGGTTCGCTGTTTCAGGACATCGTGGTGAGTTGTACAGGTTTTTTCCCGATTCTGTTTTACTTTGGCCCTGCCTCGACGGGTAAGGATAATATATGTGAGGCGATACAATCCTTTGTGGGGCAACCACAGACGGCGATACAATTGGAGGGGTCAGCCTCCACAATTAAGGCACAGATCCGAGAGTTTGCCCAGTTCAGCAATGGGATTTCGCAGCTCTCTGAGTACAAGCGGGGCAATCCGCAAGTGGACGGGATCATCAAAGGTTTGTGGGATAGGCGCGGATACAAGCGTGGGAGTATAGAGAGCAAGGTTGCAGTGGATGAAGTGCCGATTATCTCCTCCACGCTGCTTACTGGGAATGACAGCCCCGATGCAGAGGCGCTTATTACCCGCCTTATCTGGGAGGAAATGAAGGTGCAGGAGTTCAGCGACGAGGCAAAGGCTTCCTATAACAAGCTCAAGGATATGTGCAGGCGCGGGGTGTCGGGTTTGTCGGACTGGCTGCTACACAAGCGGGCTGTATTCCAAGAGCATTTTTTAGAAGTGTATCGAGAAAAAAAGCGGCTGCTAAGTGAGCGGGAGGCAATCAAAGGGGTGCCAGTGCGAATGATAGATAACCTTGCGGTATTGTATGCTGTGTATGGGATCTTTGAGCGGGAGGGGATATTCCCCTTTTGGCAGGAGGATATGGAGCGGCACTTTGATGCCCTTATAGAGAACCAAAGGCGTAAGATAGAGAGCGACTCGGTATATCAGCGGTTTTGGGATTGCTTTATGGTGTGCATGCGCCTTACACAAGGGGAGCGCCTGCAAGTGGATACGAACCTACGGGCTGAGGGCGGGAGTATATACTTTAACTTCAGTACTGTATATAGTATCGTACAGCGCCAATGGTTTGTCCAGTACCGAGAACAGGCGCCTGGCAAAAGTGAGATGCGCCGACAGCTCAGGGAGGACAGCAGCTATATGGGTGAGGAGAAGAGTATCCGTATTAATACCAATATCAATAGCCCTACCAGTGCTATGAAGATAGACATTGGCAAGTTACGTATTCGTGAGGAGCTATTGGCAGAGATAGAGGTGCAGACGATGCGTTTGTTCCCGACACAGATGTCGGGAGCAAAAGAGAGTGAAGAGACTATATTTTAAAAACTAAAGCGATGATAAAGTATCATGTATTCGACAGTATGCGAGATCTATTGCCTATATGGGCATATCTGAAGAAAAGCTACACCTATGTGGTGGGCTTGTACCGCGAAGGTTCTCTTATAGGCTGTCATGTGGATTCTCCAAGGAATCCTGTAGGATTAGAGCAATTGGTAAAAAGTGTCTTTGATATATTTCCTCCACGATTGGAGGATATACAGGACTATGTGAAGAAACATGCTACCCGTATAGAATACAGCTACGAGGATTCGGTAACAGGGTATGATGAAGAAGAACGCCCCATTAAGAATGTAAGGATAAAGGGGAAGAGCGAAGAGCTACCACTAACAGATGAAGAGTAACCAGTGATAAATAAAAAGATATGGATATGGAAATAAAACTATTACTACCAAAGTATCTACTGAAATACATGCGCAAGATGTATGGAGAACCGTATCAGCTCAAGAGTGATAATGATGTAGGCTTGTATCTCTTGCATATCTTGGAGCGCAAGAGTATGGCTTCTGAGTACAAGTATCACCCCCGTAGTGGAGAGCTACATGCTTATCGGATCGCGGTGAATGCTTCTCAGTATGAGAAGAAGGGGTGCATTCTCTCTCAGGAGAAAATAGGCTTAGTGCTCAAGTATATAGACCAACACTTCCGGAGAGAACTGTACACACAAGCAGTGGTGAACTATCATCAGTTTCAGATCCCTTACAAAGATACGATCCTAAAGCGATTGGAGATGTACGACATAGAGGAAAGCGACCTGATGTATGAGACCCTCCGCAAAGACTTTAACCGAAAAAAGGGGAGTATAGAGGAGAGACTGATTAAGAGTGAAGAGTGAAAAGCTCTCACCAGTAGGCAAAAAGTGAATAAGTAATATTAAAAATTTAAAATAATGCCAATGTATTTTATTACAAAGAAAGAAAGTGAAACTGGTAAAAAGTTTCAAAAGATAATGGACAAATTAAAGGTTTGTCTTGAAGATCAAGAAGCATTAGCTGAAAAATACGGCTTCACCTCGTTCAGGAGAGTTCGTTGGGAAGTAGCAGGAGGAATCACCTCTGTAACATTCCACAAATGTGCAATTGTAGATGTCAAATTATGGAAGTTAGTTAATAAAGGCAAGAACGAATATAAGCCTCGATTGAATACCAAAGAGGGGAAAGCGCTACAAGCCGAGTTCAAACAAGCCACTGTTATCACCAAGGGAGAACTCAATGCCTGTATAGGTTGGGGGGGAGATTTTATTAACTGTATAGGACTTGATTGGAATAATGATGAATACTTTTGCTTTTTTATCGAAGAAGATTGGACAGATGTTCCCATTCCTGCTGATTGCACAGAGATAACGACCTCTAAATACAGAGAACTTTTTAAAAGGAAAAATGATTAACGGTAAATTTGTGAAAGATGAAAGATAAAACCATTGAAAAAATCAAAGAATCTGTACAAAAAGAAATTGCAGAAAAACAAAAAGAAGGGAAAACCCTCATGGAAATATTGGAAGAAAGTAGAAGTTTGACCATAACAAACCCCTACCTCTACTATAATAGTTTGGCAAACTCGCAAAACATTCTTAAAACAAAGAAAAGATACAAAAAGAAGTAACAATTATGAAAACAGAACAACTTTTAGGGAAGCTCTCTATTGAGCTGATAAAAAAAGAAGATGATAAATATAGTCTTGCGCTAACATCAGAACTCAATGACACACAAATAGGTGTGATAACAGAGATATTATGTCGGGCGCATAAAGGGGAATTTGAAGAAAAAAGTCGTAAACTGACAGAGAAGACAATAGACGACTTGTCAAAGATTCTGTATGTATATGACCGAAAAGTAAAAGGTGAATGGATACCTTATAAAGAGTTACAAGTGAACCCCCTAACCCTCGAAGGGGGAAAAAGGGGCGAGTGAAAAAATTTTGAAAATATGAGAAATAAAATACTTGCAATTATTCAACTAATAGCTATTAGCATATTGTGGATTATGTTTGTTTTTGGAGTCTGTTTTTTTATAGGCTGGACTACTGATATAGCCACATTAGGTTGGGGTGGAAGAATGCTTATCGTATGTCTGCTCTTATCAGGAATTACATATACAGTGTCAGAATTTAAAGAAAGAAATAAGGAATGAAAATCATTGACCTTTTTAGCGGCATTGGTGGCTTTTCGCTCGGGTTTCAGCGGGCAGGCTACCAATTTACAGAGCACTATTTTTCAGAAATAGACAAACATGCTATTGCTAACTATAAACACAATTTTCCTCATGCAAAAAACCTCGGAGATATTACCTCTATTCACGGAGGAGACTTTACAGGAATTGACATTATCACATTCGGATCGCCTTGCCAAGATTTCAGCCTTGCTGGAAGAAGAGAGGGGCTTAAAGGAAACAAAAGTAGCCTTATCGCGCAAGCAATTGCCCTCATTGCTCAGCTCAGACCAAGTGTTTTTGTCTGGGAGAATGTTAAGGGAGCATTCTCCTCTAATGCTGGCGCAGACTTTTGGGCGATTATCCAAGCGCTTGCCAACATTGGGGGTTATAGACTTGAATGGCAATTGCTTAATACGAGCTGGGTTTTACCCCAAAATAGAGAGCGGATATACCTTGTCGGACATCTTGGAGGAAAAAGTATCCCAGGAGTATTTCCTATCGGAGAAAATGATAAATTACTTGACAGGAAGGCAAGGGAAAAAGGTTGGAGAGGTAGAAATTTCAAAACTTCACTTGCACGAACAATAACAGCCCGCTACTCCAAGATGGGGAGTTATGATACTTATATAGTCCCCAAGGTTGCTGCTACCCTCACAGGTGGAGGACACTCAGGAGGCTTACATTCCGATATGACCGTGATACAGATAAACCCTTCTACTGAATCCAACGGCAGACAACCCTATCAACAGAATAGAGTGTTTGATGTAAGGGGAATAAGTCCAGCTCTAACAAGACATAACAGTAATTATGCCATTAGTAGAATGCGCCGCTTAACTGAAATAGAATGTGAACGCCTGCAAGGTTTTCCGGACAACCATACTAAATATGGCAATTACGATGGTATTATAAAACCTATTGCCAAAACCCAACGCTACAAGCTCATAGGTAACGATGTAACTGTGGATATAGTAGAATTAATAGCCAAAAGATTAAAATTTATAGTAGATGAATTTACACCTTACACTCAAGAAAAACTGGTTTGACCTTATTCTCTCAGGAGAGAAGAAAGAGGAATACCGAGAGATCAAGCCCTATTGGGAAAAGCGGCTTATCGGAAAGAAATATGATAGGATCATCTTTCGCAATGGTTATGGGGACAATGTTCCGTGGTTTGCTATCGAACTGAAAGGGATCACCCAAGGCACAGGAAAGAGCGAATGGGGCGCAGAAGAAGGGAAACTGTACTTTGTACTTAGTTTAGGGGAAATAGTTTTTTTACAAATAAAAAGGGAATGGGAAAAAATAAAAAACGATTAAAATTATAGAACAATGAAAACAGTATTTAAAGTAGGAATGGACGTTTGGGATAAAACAATATCACCAGACAAAGGGAAAGTAATAGAGATTTTAAAGGATACAAAGTATGACTTTCCTATTAAGGTTGAATTTAATGATGGTTTAAAAATTCAATACACTAACGAAGGTTGTTTTGTAAAAAGCAAAGGTGCAATTAATACATTATCTTCTTCGGATTATTCAATTGAACTTGAAGGCTTTGAACAAAAAGGCCCTGCGCCGACTTTTGAGGAAGCAGAAAAAAAATTGAAGCATGATAGGGACAAATATGCTTATTTTGATTTGGAAGGTAGAAATATACTTTATCCTAAGAGTGTTAGTCCTGAAGTGTTTGAAGCTCTTAGACAATTAGTTATTCTTAGGGACTACTACAATGAGGGGTGGCTTCCTGATTGGGAAGATGATAAGAATAAATTTTGTATCTCGGGAGAGAAAGGGAAACTTTGTTTGGAGTTATGGCTCAATAATAGTAGAGTGCTTGCTTTTAAATCACATGAAATAGCCTACAATTTTCTCGAAGAGCAGAAGGAATTATTGGAGAAAGCCAAACCTTTGTTGTAATAGAATTAAACTTGTGAAGCTATGAAAATATACATATCAGGAAAGATAACAGACACGGATATTGAGCAGACACGGGAGAAGTTCCACGAGGCATGTCAGTACTTGATTGCGATGGGGCAAACTCCTGTTTCTCCTCTTGAGAATGGGCTGCCCATTGATAGCCCTTGGGAACAGCACATGCTCAGAGATATAGAACTCCTCATGGGGTGTGGGGGTATATTCCTCCTCCCTGACTGGAAGGAAAGCCGAGGGGCTCGTATCGAGCATGCTATCGCTAAGGAATTAGGATTACTGATTCTATCCATGTCATAACTAAACAATAATAGGAAGGAGGTAAAAATCATGAATAACAATCCACATCCACTAAGTAGGCAATTGGGGGAAGAGCTTTCTCAATGGCTCGTTGAGGTAGCTGAAAAGATCTCCGCAGAGAAGAATTTTCAAAAAAGGCTATCAAGATTCCCAAAAGAGATAAAAAAAGCTAAGCTCTTAGATTCAGATGATCAGGAGTTTTTAGAAGAGATTTTTGATTACATGCTGGATCTATCCTTTATTGCGAAAGAGAATAAAGAGGAGTTAGCGGATATCTATGAGGCTTACAATGGATTGTAAGCGGTTACCTGCTTAAAGCGTCCTTTCCTGAATGGGAAAGGGCGCTTATCTTTGCCTATAATCTAAAAAAAAATGAGTTACGAATTGTGTAATATAGGGGAGGATTTCACACGCGAGATCCGCCATGTGCTGCTCTTTGACGCGGCGAGTTTTACCTTTAACCAGAATCTAAGGGCGCTCACCCCCGATCCGAACGCTGCCCTTGTAAAACTACGAGTGGCTCACCCCAGCGGCTACAGCCGTAAGATAAGCCTCAAGGAACAAAATCATAATGACTACTTCGATATGAAAGTTACCTTTCCTGTGTATGAGCTGAGCAAGGAGGTGCGGCTGAAGCTGATATCCATGCACAAAAAGCGCAAGTATGTGGTGGCATTGGTATCGGCTCAGGAGATGCTCGTGGTGGGTAACCATAGGGAACCCTTTAGCCTTACTATAGATGACAACATCGTGGATAACGGTACGGGGAAGGATCTCTTTACCATTAGTCTAACGGGGCAAACGATCATCTTCCCTACTCTGGGGAAAATAACCGAGAAATTCCGAGTATTATTGTTCTTGCCACCAACCAATTAAGAAATGAGGGAATTAATCATTGTTGGCATTAATCATTATAAAAGCTGTCCTTTGGGGTGTGTAAGGGGTATATTACCTTTGCCGTAAATAAATACTAACCACAAATCTCTAACAACTAAAGAAATGATCCTATCAATAGAAAAAGAATACCTATTCTCCATCATTCCTGCGCTTGTAAAGGGTTTTAAGGACAATACTTTTGCGGCTTCTGAGAAGCTGGAGGAGGATTATGAGGCTAAGCTGGAGGTACAGGCGCGTAGTGGGAGTGCCAGCGGGCGGGATACTTTCCCCGTGGTAGTGGATATATACGGGGCAATCGTCAAGCATACGTCCTATGACTATATAGGTACTCAGAGCTATGGGCGCTACCTTCGGCAGTTGGACGCACACCCAAGTGTATCGGCTATCATATTAGACATAAACAGCAGCGGGGGTATGGTCTCAGGCACGGCAGAGCTTGCCCACATCATCAGGGGGATAGAAAAGCCCATCGTAGCCTATACCAATGGGTATATGTGTAGTGCGGCTTATTGGATTGCAGCAGCCTGCGATAAGGTAGTGAGCAGCCCCTTTGCCGATGCCATAGGGAGCATTGGCACCATGCTACATACGCAAGACTACTCGCAGATGTTCGAGAAGTGGGGTGCCAAGATCTATGAAGTGTATGCCCCTGAGAGCAGCGAGAAGAACAAGCTATGGCGGGACTTGGTGGCAGGAGATGACACCTTGGCCAAGGAGCGCCTCAGCGAGCTGGCTAAGGGCTTTATTAGCTCCGTGCAGGGGTACCGAGCAGACATCAAGGACGACGGGCGCGTGTTCAAGGGGGCTGTATATACCCCTAAGGGCGCACTGGAGGTCGGCCTTGTAGATGAAATAATGAGTTTGGAAACTTTAATAAACGAGATATGAAATACGTATTGTTATCGGCGCTCTTGGGGAGTGCCTTAGAGGAAAAAAAGCCGCTCTTTGGGGGTGAGGCCTATGTAAGCCTTACCGCTTCGCAGCTGGCCAAGGTGGAGGCAGCCCTTGCAGAGAAGAAAGAAGCTGCGACTGCGGAGCAAGTGGTCGCCCTTGAGCAAGAGATTGCCACGCTGAAGGCTGAAAAAGAAAAAGTCGCCACAGAAGGCAAGGCGCTGAGTGAAGCCCTTGGCGAGGCGATGGCGCTGAATGACCTTAAGAGTAACGGGGACGCAATCGCTGACATTGCTGCCCTTGGGAAGACTTGCAAGGAGTACGGGGAGAAACGCCCAGTACATACCCAGCCAAGTAATGACGGGCGCGAACAGCAGAGCGGGGACGAGGTAGTGCGAATGGAAGATGCACACAATCAGCTGTAAGAACAATTTAGAATAACAACTTAAAAGTAAGAATATGGCAAGAAATATTGACATTGAACAAATCAAAAATGAGTTGGTTCGTTATGGAAAGAAAAATCCTTTTGAGCTACAAGCGGCGATTCTCTCAGATAAGATCCTACTGAACCAATTTGCTAAGACTTTGCCAAAGGTCAAAGGGGAGTATCATATCCCTTATGTACTAATGACCAATGTAGTGCAAGCCTTTTCGGATACTTGGACTCCGTATGGTAAGGTTTCTTTTGGCAAGAAATTGCTTAAGAACTTCCAACAGAAAATGAACTTTCAGATCAACCCATACGAGGTGTATGACAGCTGGGTAGAAGAACTATACGAAGAGGAGAAGAAACCCAATGAAATGCCTATCAGCAAGTACATCATGCGTATGGCGCAGGATAAGATCATCTCCGACTTGAATGTGGTTTCAGTTGTAGGGAAGTACGATTCTACTCAGGTAGGAAGCACTACTCCTGACTACACCAAGACCATGGATGGTCTGAATGAAGTGGTTACCAAAGCAGTTGCTGACACAGAAAACCCTGTATTCCTAATCCCTGTGGATTCTTCCGCTACCATAGTGGATAGGGTAACGAAGTTTGAAAAAGGGTTGCCTGACCAAGGGAAAGTAAGCACTATCTTACTCTCCTTGGAAGAGTTCAACGACTATGTAGAGGCACGTGAGACCCCAGCCAACCAGTACATAGACTTCAAGGATCCACAGCGCGGCAAGACGAAGTACGGCCGTACCATAGTGGGCGTGCCAGGACTGAAGAAAGGGCGTATCATAGCGTGGTACGATGGGAACTTCTTCCGCTTGTACGATCGCAAAGACAATCCCGCACTATTGGACGATGTGCAGGTACAGGACTATGTAGTGAAGCTCTTCTCTCAGTGGCACTTGGGCTACGATTTTGCGGTGAACCAATACCTATTCGTAGAGACTGCGGATGCCAGCAAGCACAGAGGATTGAACAATGATTCACAAAACAAGCTGTTCTATCCAAACCTATTTTTATAATTAAATAGATAATATATGGCAAAAGATAATAATGATAACAGAGAACTGACCCTTGAGGAGCGCGAGGCGCTCCTTGAGGATCGCTCTTCGGAGCTGAGCACCCGTGAAGCGGCTGTGGATCGCAAGGAATCAGAACTGAATGACATCGGTACGGAGCTGGAGGCACGAGAAAAAGCTCTTAACCAAAGAGAGCAGGCCCTTGACGAAAAGGAAAAAGCCCTTGCAGCATTAGAAGCTACTTTGGAGGCTGCGGGAGGCAAAAGGGTATTGCAGGTAGAGGAAAAGAGAGAAGGACATGCCTTTTCTTTTCGTGGAAAGCAGTACCAGTTTGCAGACGATGCGCCCTTGCAGATCCTATTCGGTGGGGAGCGCTACACTCAGGAAGAGTTGGCCGCAGATGAGGAAGCACTCGTGCAGCTCATAGGCGGGGGAAGCGCTCTTATTGTAAAGAGTGAAGAGTAAAAAACGAATAAACTTAAAAGATAAAAGAAATGGCTACAAATTGTTTTGATAATGCTCCTTTTGAGAGCTTGGACAGCTGTCCAAACGACGAGGTGAGCGGGGGTATCAGTACGCGTGTGCTGTATGCGCCTACGGCCTTCCTCGACAAATGTGTGCTCCCTCCTAATACGGGGGAGCTGGGCAAGGCTAACACCATAGAGGAAGGAAATCTAACCCTTGTCACTGGGAAGACATGGAAGGGGATAGACCTACAGATCAACGAGAACGAACTAAAGATGAGCCTTGTGGGCAACGCGGGGAACAAGAAGGCAAAGACAGACCTTGAGGCTAAGATTCCACGCTTTTCGGACAAGGTGCTCGACTTTATCGGGCGTTACAAGAATGTGCCTATGACCTTTATTGTCCCTGATGCTGTAGGTACTTTGTGGGTAGTGGGAACAAAGATTAACCCTGCCTTTATGGATTCTGCGGATGCTACTACAGGCAAGAAAGCCGAAGACGATTCAGGGGTAACACTGAAGATCACCACCAACTCCAAGTTGTACAAGTATGCAGGCAGCATAGCAGAGGCATAATTATTAATGATTAACGATTAATGCTCAATGATTAATGGCAAAGGATCAAGTAAATAAGAACATGGCGACTACTTCCCCCTTAGAACAGGGGGAGGTTAAGCGCCTAAAGCCTAATCTGGAAGAGTGCTTCGAGGTGCTGCTCCCTGGAGGGCGTGTATACTACACTGGGGAGAAGGAAGTACAAGCAGGGTTACAGATCATAGACCTCTCGCGGGTGCCGTACAATGCCTTGGTACTATACATCACGGGGTTTAAGTACTTGGCGCTGAAAGAGGGTGCTGTAGCGCTCTTCTCGGAGCTGGGCGCAGCGACCCTTGAGAAGCTCATTGCCCAGAAGCGGGAGCACTACCCTAAGGATGTGCCTTACTTGGAGCGGGCGCTGGAGATGAAAAGAGGAGTGACTAATGATTAATGTTCAATGATTAATAACAAGTGACTAATGACTAACCACTGATCACTGATCACTGATAACTGACAACTGACATTATGGATTATAAAGCGCAATATAGGGAATTGGTTAATGAGTTGGAACGCCTTGGAGGAGATCTTCGAGGCGTTCCTCGCTACTATTCCTTAGAAGCAGAGGCAAAGGTAAGGCGACTTATCAAAGAGCGATCCGCCCAGCCCACTTGTGCGCCTGAGTCACAATCCACCTCCACAAGTGGGGTGACTCCACAGAGCGGAGAGCCCCCGCAGACAAGCGGGGAGCCAGCAAAAAAGGCGGATTTTATTGCCGATTATCCTGTGGCACTGCATGGAGTGTATAGGGCTAAGCAAGAGGCATGGCTCCGTGCCTGTTCGCTGAAACTTACACTGAATGCCGTACCTATGGAGGACGAAGGCAAAGCATGCGAGATACAGCGGCAGCTATGGCAGCTCTTCGAGACGATGGACAATTGTGATGTGATGCTGCAATATTGGCGTGATCATAAGAAGATCCTTGAGCCAGTACAAGAAGATTACAGCCTCCTTACCCCTATGGAGCTTGTACAGCGCCGCAACACATTGCGCAGTAATATAGTATCACGAGAAAAGAGCTTGGCCAAGTGGGAAGAACAAGCAAAGAGTGAAGAGGGCATGACTGTGAGGAGCTTATGGGTGCTCAATGAGAAGATCGCCAGAAAGCGCGAGGAAGTGGAACAAATGAAACTACAAGTGAAGGAGATAGAGAAGTTAATGACTAATGACTAATTTTCAAAAGCTGTCCTTTAGCCGCAGGATGAAGTGCAGTACCTTTGTCTCATTATTTAAAACCATTCCCTATGATAAACGTAATGAATACCACTACCTCTCTTGCCTCATGTGCTGAAGTGCACATAGGAAAAAATGTAGACAAAGCCAAGACCAACGAGAAAGCACAAGGATACCCGCTGATCGTAGGCGCTTCGGATATACAAAAGGGGCGTATCGTATGTAAGCGGTATGTGGAGGCAGAAAAAGTAAAAAACCCTGTATTTGCCCAAAGGGGCGACATAATCCTCAGTGTAGTGGGTACTCTGGGTAAGATGGGGGTGATGACCATAGAGAAAGCGGTATTGTCCGCCCATGTGGTGGCGATTCGTCCAAAAGATGGGGTCTCCATGCCTTACCTTGCGGGAATATTGGGACGTATGGTATTGGACATTCCTATTCCTGACGAGTTTGCCACAGGCTTTTCTAAGAAATTGGATATAGAAGCCCTCAAGCAGCTGCACTTTACCTTGCCCAACCTTATCGTACAGGAATACCTACTGGCGCAAATGGCTTCTATTTGTTCGCTGACGATGGCTTTATATGCTGACAAAGAGGCTTTGCAGGATACGGATAAGCTCATAGACTACTTAGTGGAACAGCATTCCAACACCCGAGAGCGTTATCGTCAGCTTATAGGCTCGTTGGGGCAACTGGTTTCGGAAATTTCCAAATGGAAATCGGACGAAATGACGGACTACTTAAAAGAACATTTTTCAGGTATTTTAGATCGCGTAAAAAAGATATAATGAAAATAGACAAAGACATCATTTCTATTTTGGCACAATGCCAAGTGGAAGGGAATACCCTTCGGATCACACAGCAGCTGGATCGCAAGACGTATGCGCAGCTGAACAAAGTACTTACAGCCCTTGGTGGGAAGTGGAAAGCAGCGAAGAAAGTGCATGAATTTGCCGAGGATGTGGAGGCACTCCTCGAAGAGGTGATCACCACGGGGGAGTATAGCTGTATCAAGAAAGATTTTCAGTTCTTCCCTACGCCGCCCGCTTTGGCAGCTGAGGTGGTTGCCATGGCTGGCATTCGCCCTGGTGAGCAATGCTTAGAACCCAGCGCAGGTACGGGCAATATAGCGGCGCTTATGCCTGATTGTGAATGTATCGAGCTCAACGAGAAGAATCGCAAGATTCTTCAGGAGAAAGGGCTCAGGATCGTAGCGGAGGACTTTATGAGTTTCGAGCCTCAGAAGGAGTATGATGTAATCGTGATGAATCCACCCTTTAGCAAGGGGCAGGATGTAGCCCATATCACTAAGGCTATAGGAATAGCCAAGCGCTGTGTGATTGCCATATCCTCTGCCTCGGTGCTTTTCAGAACGGACAGCCGCACTCAGGCTTTTAGGGAGCTGGTAGCACAATATGGGGGCAGCATAGAGGAACTCCCCGCCGAGAGTTTCAAGGAAAGTGGCACCATGGTCAATACAGCTCTGATTAAAGTATTTAAGCAGTAGCACGGAAAAATTTCCAAAATTGTCCCACGATTTACCCGTTCGTGTATTGTCTGTTTAGACAATACACCTATTAAAACACTTGTAACCGCTTATCATTTAGCTACTTAAAAAATATTTTATTTTTTTATTGAAAATATTTGGTAGTTTCAAAAAAAGTCGTACCTTTGCAACGATTTCACAAGAGCAACACTTGTTTAAAGTTGCAAAATACCATTATAAACCTATATCCGTGGAGGTGTCGTATAGCCGTAATGCTATACATCAAAAGCGTAAGCTCTTGTGAAATCAGCACCCACCCACGGATTTTTATATTTATATTATGATTTCACAAGTAGAAAACACAGAGACAATGCTTCCGACTGCGGAGGCGTTGTATCCCCAAAAACCACAAGCGCCCCGCTCCAAGGGGTTATTGGAAGACCTCTACGAGGAGGTGGCCAAGGAGTATTTTCAAGAAATTCTTCAGGAAGCTCGCGGAAAATGTGTGATCAAGGTAGGTTCCAAGAAGAACAGCTATACCGGAAAGATTACCGATGAATGGCGTATCTGTGCGCTCCATCAGGAGGGCAAGGGAAAAACCTTTGCCACAGCTGTACTCTCGCTCTATGGGGCTATCACTTATGCTAAAGTAAAGGAAGGAGGTGTGCTATGAAAGGAAACACACTACCACGCCCGCTCAATGAAGTACTCGGGAGAAAGCTCGCCTATTGGATCGCTGAGATAGATGGCGGGTTAGACCACGAGGATGATTTTCAGGAAAAACTCTTGCAGTTCCCTAAGCTATTGGAGGACTCATCTTTTTTTGACAAGGAAGAGGAAGCCTTTATCAAAGATATGTTTCTGCACATGCTCTCGCTGACCTTTATCGTGCAGCGGCACAAGGAGGAAATAGAGTTATTCTGCGAGGAATACAACAATTTAGGCTGTTAATAAGAAAGCGTATGGAAGATTACACAGAAGAAATTCGGGAGCTGATAGGGAGGTATTACAGCCCTATAGCGACCACCGATAGCTGGGTATGTACTTATAAGAGTACCCTTGAGCTGCTGGCTATGGTAGTGGGGGTGATCCCCACTACCCCAGTAAGCGAACACGATATCTACGAGCTGATGAAAGAAATAGGTTTTGCCATAGAACTGGTGGAGCAGGAACAAGGAGAAGCCTTCTTGTGGAGGCTGTATAAGAAGAGTGAGAAATAACAAGTGAATAACAAAAATTAAAAGCAATGGAAACAAAAGTACAGACATAGAATTGCGTAAAAAGCAATTAATAGCCGAGGAAAAGGAGTATTGGATGGTTGTCGGCGGGCTTGGAGTGATCATAGGCCTTGTGGCAGGCTTGGTGCTATGGATAGCGGGGGTAGTGCCTTGGTGGGGTGCCTCGCTGATCCTTGTGGCCACAGTGGCGTATTCCTCCTATACGGATGTGATCGGAAAGCGTTCGGGCGATCGTATACGAGCCATACAGGACGAGGCAGGCTTTGCCGCTCTCAAGCAGCGAGATCAGGAACGGAAGCGAATAAGGAAAGGGGCATTTTGGCTTATTTTTGCAGGAATGTTTGCCTTTGGGCTATACCTATTTAGTCAGTATACCGATGCAGCGCTGGGTATGATTATTGTATTTACATACTTTGGCGTATGCTTCCTTATCGCGAGGTACTTATGGCGAAAACTTTTATAGTGACCAGTGACAAGTGAAAGAGTCCTTTCCTGAATGGAAAGGGCTCTTTATTTTTGCAGTGGTCAGTAGTCAGTGGACAGAGGCTGACAGCTGACCACTAATAACTAACACCTATAAAAAATGGCAAAGAGAGTAACGACGGATTTGGTCATCACGATCAATGGAAAGGAAGTATCGGACAGTTTCACGGGGATTTCCAAAGTGGTAAAGGATCTGGAAAAAGATCTAAAGAATCTTACTCCTGGCACGGAAGACTTTAACAATAAAGCAGCAGAGCTAAAGGAGGCTAAGGCACATTTGGAGCGTGTAAAAGGAGAGATACAACAGGCTACAGCGGCGCTTGATCAGGTGACAGGGAGTGCCGAGCGAGCAGGCTCCGCCCTTGAGGCAGCGGGGCGCAAGAGTGAGGGCTTTTGGTTGGGAATAAAGCAGATAGTTACAGGGAACCTGCTTACAAGTTTTCTGGGGACGCTTGCAGGCACGGCTAAGGATTCGGTGGGGGAGCTGTTGGAAATCTCCGATGCGATGACGGGGGTGGAGAAAACCTCAGGGCTTGCTGCTGAGAAGGTACGCGAACTGTGGAATGACTTCGACGAGCTGGACACCCGTACAGGAAAAAAGGAGCTGCTGGATATAGCCCAGATCGGAGGGCGCTTGGGGATTACGGACAAGGAGCAGCTCAGGGAATTTACCGAGGAGATAGATAAGATCTACGTTGCCCTGGGGGATTCCTTCCAAGGAGGATTGGAAGCGGTAACCACCAAGGTAGGAAAGCTCAAGAACCTATTCGAAGAAACCAAAAATCAGAACTACGGGGAAGCGCTGAACGCCATAGGCTCGGCGTTGAACGAGCTGGGCGCCAATGGTACGGCCAGCGAAGAGAATATATCCGATTTTGCTACCCGTATAGGACAATTACCCAACGCACTCAAGCCAACAATCGCGCAGACCTTGGGCTTAGGGGCGGCATTCGAAGAATCAGGAATCGACGCGGAGATCGCCTCCAGTGGGTATTCGCGATTTATGAGCGTAGCGGGTACCAATGTGGAAGCGTTTGCCAAGCAAATGCGGATGTCGGCAGAGGAAGCCAGAACGCTCTTTGAGACCAAGCCCGAGGAGTTCTTCTTGCGATTCGCCCAAGCCATGAAGGGATTAGGCGCGGAGGGTACAGCGGAGGTACTCAAGGGTTTAAAGCTGAACACACTGGAAGTACAGAAAGCCATAGGGGCAGCGGGTGCCAATGCAGATCGCTTTCGGGAGATGATGAGCTTGGCAGGGGAGGCGATGGAGGAAGGTACCTCCATACAAGAGGAGTTCAACAAGGTCAATAACAACACCGCAGCCATCTGGGAGAAGATCAAGAAGGTATGGAAGGAAACCTTTACCAGCACTTGGATACAAGGTTTTTTCTCCTATATTATCCAAGCACTGGGCTGGCTTACTGGGGTCACGAGCAAGGCAGGCGATGGAGTGAAGGTATTCAGGGAGCGCATTGCCTTTTTGCTGAAGACCTTAGGGGTATGTACTGCGGCTGTGGTGAGCTATAAGGCAGCGGTGAGCATTGCCGCGGTGGCCACTAAAGAAGCGTGGCAGCAGTCGCTGCTGTATAATGCAGCGCTGAAGGTGAAGACGGCGTCAATGCAGGCGGGCAGAGCTGCGGCGCTGCTGTTTTCGGCAGTTATACAAGCTCTTTCCTTGAACTTTAAAAAGGCAGGAGAATCCATGCAGGCCTTTAACGCTATTACGAAAGCCAATCCTTGGGGATTGGTTGCGGCAGCGATAGGGACTGTAGTGACATATATGGTATTATTCAATAGAGAGCAGAAGCAGGCGCTTACAGGACAGAAGTTACACAATGATGCGATAAAGGAAGCTAATGTACAAACTGCGGTGGAGGTGAATCACTTACAGCAGCTATTGGCTGTTGCCAAAGATGTACAAAAGCCATACGAGGAGCGCCGTAGGGCTGTGGCGGAGCTAAACCGATTGGTTCCTGAATACAACGGCAACCTTACAGTAGAGACAGCACAGACAGAGGAGGCTAAAAAGGCATTGGATAGGTATGTGGAGAGCCTAAGGACTGCGGCCAGAGAGAAGTACCTCAAAGCGATTGTGGATCAGAAAGCCGAAGCACTGGCCAAGGCGGAATATTCGAGCCTTGAGGAGAATATCTCGTGGTATCAGAAGGCATGGAATAGCGTCAAAAGTATGGGGAATATGACTATGGCTGCCCAGAACAATATCGTTAGTTCCTTGGAAAATCGCAGCAAACGTATCAAAAATGCCGAGCAAGAACTCAAGACTGCCACAGAGCAACTGATGAAGGAGCAGGCTAAAAAAGTAGAGGGCTCCACAGCGAGCACAGATACCCCCGATACGCCCATAGTAGGAAGCAGCGGAGACAAAGAGGGCAAGGGCAAGGCAGCCAAGACAAAAGACTATACCCAAGAGTATGAGGCGGCCAAGCGTGCCCGCTTACAAGCAGAGCAGGAGCTACAGAAGGAGATAGCCCAAGGGCTGGAGGAAAGCCTCGATAAGCAGTTGGCCACCACGGAGCAGAAATACAATGAGAAGAAGTTCAAGCTACAACAAGAAAACGCTACTCTGGAACAGGAAATCAGCACCCTTGCGGCGGAAAAGAGCAACGATCCCAATCGGGAGAAAGCCATCGCAGAGAAGCGCCAACTCATGGAGCTTAACAAACAAATAGAGGTAGCATATGAGCAGCAGAAGGAGCAGGAACTCTCACAAGTCAGGGAGAAATACCACGCCAAGGAAGCTGAGCGCAGGGTCAAGGAACGAAGCCGAGAAATTGAAGCCCTTCGCCGCCAGAAATCCGAGGAAATCATAGAGATACAGAGCTTGGAGGAAGCCAAGAAGCAACTGAGAGAAAACCTATCAGCGGGAGAACTCTCACAGATTAAGACACTTGAGGACGCTAAAAAAGCCCTAAGAGCACAAGCCGAGAAAGAGCTGTTGGCACTGAGCCTGAAAAACTTTGAGGAGCAGAAACAGATCCTTATGGGCTACCTCTCCACCCTTACAGGGGAAGCCAAGGAGAAACTGGTCGAGGACATCACCCAGATAGAGGATAAGATAGTCCAAATCAAAGAGAAGCTGGACAACATCAAGAACAACAAGGACACTAAAGAAAAGAATGCCGCAGACAAGGAGCTGGAGAAGGTGGATGTATTGGGATTCTCGGCCAAGGACTGGGAGGATACCTTTTCCAACCTTGATGAGATGAGCAACCGCTTTAAGGCTGTGGATATGGCTGTAGGAGCGATGAATAATGCATTTAACATGTTCTCCCAACTCCAACAGGGGCTCAACCAAAAGGAAATGGCCACCTTTACCAAGAATCAGGAACAGAAGAAAAAAGCCCTACTCAACCAGCTCAACCAAGGGTATATCTCACAGGCGCAATACCAAAGGGAGCTACAGCGCTTGGACGAGGAAGCCGATGCCAAGAAGAAAGAACTTAGTGTAAAGCAGTTCAAAGCACAAAAGGCAATGAATATGATGAGTATTATAGCCAATACAGCAACAGGGATCATGCGCGCTTATTCGGATACGGGACCTATAGCAGGGAGTGTGTTTGCTGCAATTGTAGGGGCTTTAGGGGCTGTACAATTAGGGATTGTAGCCTCTCAGCAGCCGCCAAGCTATGCCAAGGGGGGATATACCAAGGGCTTAGGATTTAAGGATGAAAGTGGGCAGGAGGTAGCTGGAATCGTACACGGGGAGGAGTATGTGGTACCCCAGTGGCTCAAGAAAGACCCCGAAGTGGCGCAAGTGGTGGAATGGCTCGAAGCCAAGCGCTTGGGGCAGTCCCCTCAGGGCTATGAAGCAGGAGGCGAGGTGAAGAACACCAAGCAGGAAGCCCCTACAAGTGAGAACAGCGTCCCTGCCGTAGGAGTGCCTACTGGACTTACCGAGGTGCTCTCAAGGCTCAGCACTACCGTGGAGAAACTCCAAGGGGAAGGTATAGAAGCCTATATCGTAGCCGATGCTAAGGCAGGGAAGGAGCTCCGACGGGCGATCAAGGAGTACGAAACACTGCGAGAGCGAAACAAGAGATAGTGATTACTAAGGGTTTAAAAAAGTCCTTTCCTATATGGAAGGGGCTTTTTATTTTTGCCTTAGATAGAAAATTAAAAGGTATTGATTCAATGGAAAAAATCTTTGTAACCCTGTGGATCCTCTTTGGTATCTACATCTTAGTCTTAGTAATGATTATGGCCGACCTATGGAGTGGCCTGCGCAAAGCCAAGAATAACGGAGAGATGCGCACCTCGTATGGCTACAAGCGTACTGTAGGGAAGCTCGCCCAGTACTACAATGTACTAATCGCCCTCACGATAGTAGATAGCATGCAGATGAGTGCTGTGTGGTACTTTGAGCAATATTACGGCAATCAGCTGTGGTTCTTTCCCTTTATGACCCTTGGGGGTGCCTTTTTGCTCTGCCTGATAGAAATAAAGAGTATCTATGAAAAGGCCGAGGATAAGGTACGCTTGGACAAAGCTGGACAAGTGATGGGCAAGATCATCCTTAACCGCGGAGATGTAGAGGAAATAGCTTCTTCCATCAAGGAATATCTCAATGAAAACGATAAAACACCCATAAAAAACGAATAACCATGCCAACACCTAAGTATAAAGTAAGGCCTGACACAGGCGAATTGCAGGAATACCTCTTTGAGTACAACGGGATTTTAGCACTGAAAAACTTCGTAGCACGTGTGGACGGAGAGCGCCTGATCCTACACAGCGCGGAGGATATGAACTTCTCTATCTTGGACGCCTTGGTCAGTGAAGTAGAGATCAATGGAGTTGTATATGACAATGCCGATGCAGCACAGCAAGCACTACAGCGCTTAACCTTCAATACCAACAGACCCGTGATCATGACCCAGCGCGAGAGAGAACTACTCTTGGGAGCGCTCCAAAGCGGCAACTATGTAGGCACAGCGGCGGATCTGAAATCACTCATTGACGGCAAGGTAGATAAGGAAGCAGGGAAAGGGCTATCCACGAATGACTTTACCAATGCCTACAAGCAGAAGCTGGACACCCTCGAAGATTACGATATAGAGCTGGACGAGAATACCACGGAGTTACGATTCAAGAAAGGGAGTAATGTAGTAAGGCGTATCTCCCTAATGTTTCTTGACGATGAAGGTACCAAGTTGGTATACAACAAGCCTGAGAAAACCTTGGAGCTGAGAGACAAGCGCAATAACCTCCTTACCAGTATCCCCGTGAGCCACTTTGTCAGCAATATCCCTGATGGGATCGTGGTGCAGAATGGCAAGATTAAGCTCATGGCCGGAAATAATGTTATTTTCGAGAATGCTTTTTCTTATAACGACTTGGCCGATAAACCCAATTTAAATTTTGCCCCCGCCTCTCACAGGCACAACTGGGATGATATTGATGGAAAGCCGGAGATGGTTACAGAGGAGAAAATAACTGAGGTAGTAAAAAACATAAAAATTGGAGGGAGAAACTATGCTTTAAATTCTAAAAACAAAAAAAAATTAGTCGGGTATGTAGGCGCATATTGGGAATTATCTGAACCTGCTGTTGTAGGTAAAACATATACATTTTCTTGTTATGCAAATATTGAAAATGGTAGGAAATTAACAATGTATTTTGTTGATGTACATGGACAACCAAGACAATACATAGTTTCTGATCTGGTAAATGGTTACAATCAAACTTCTGTAACTCCTAACTATGCATGGACTGGGCTATGTGCGTTTCACGAAGTTAGTGGTATATCTCCAGCGCCTACAGCAACTATAGAGAAAATAAAATTTGAAATAGGTGATAAAGCTACTGACTGGTCTCCCGCGCCTGAAGATATTAGAATAGCTACAGAGATAAGCGGGGAAAGACAAGTATTTCCTAATGAAAATATAGTATATGTAACAGCTAATACCCCTAATTGTGATTTACAATTAATCCCATCAGGATATTCAGTAGCCTTTCGCAAGGTATTCGCTGGTGGACAAGTAACCTTCACTTGTACAGGGAAGCAAATCATCTACACGGGAGATAATGCCTTCAACGGGGGCGATGGCTCTACAGCCGTAGTAAGTATATGGAACAACAAGTGTTACATAGATATTCGAAATATATGATGAAAGTAATCAAAAACCTCAAGGGTAGCGACAAGCTCTTGCGAGCTTTACCCCTTATCCAATAATTAAATACATAAACAAATGAACGCAATACAATACTTTGATTGGGGAGGGGAGGTACTCAAAAACATAAATATACCCTTATTTGCAAAATACACAGATGCTTCTTACAAAGATATTCATATTTTTCAGTTTCATGTTTACATCCTTAAAGAAGACGGGGACTTGATAGATACATACAGAGAATTTGCACCTGTTCGAATTGAATATGCTGAGAGTGTACAAAAACTAATTGAAAAAATATACCCTGTTATGACTTACGGGAGAGATCAATTTAAAATAAAAATAGCTAAAATAGAATGGGTATTAGCAACAAAGATAGATAATTATAATGCTATATCAGGAAAAATAAAAGCACATATAAATAATGAAACTAATTACAGACATGTTATAATAGAAGAAAAATTCAGAAGAGATAATTATATCTGTTTTTCAATCATTGCCGATATGAATAGTATGTTAGTAAAAAATTTTAGAAGCGCAACTTTAACAATTTAAACCTATGACACCAAAAGAATTTGTAAAAAAATACAAGCCCTTTGCGCTTGAAACAGAGCGTAAGACGGGGATTTCTCACCTCTTTATATTGGCTCAATCAGCCTTGGAGACAGGTTGGTGGAATAGTGCCCCTGGTAATATGATGTTTGGGGTGAAAGCGTCTATCTCCACGCCTCCTGAAAAGCGTCAGCTGGTTCAAACCACGGAGATCCTCGCCTCTGATAAGGCTAAGTTCCCAGTTATTATTAGCATAGAAAAGCGCCCTGATGGCAGGTTTAAGTACATTGTTAAGGACTGGTTCCGCAAGTACGACAGTCCAGAGGAGAGCTTTACCGATCATGCCAACCTATTCATGAACAACAAGCGATATGCCAAGGCACTACTGGTAAGGAGTGACCCATACAAGTTTGCCGAGGAAATTGCAAAGGCAGGCTATGCCACCGAGCCTACGTATGCCGAAAGGCTCAAGGGGGTGATTAGAACAATTGAAAAGAATGACCAATGAAAATTACCAATGAGAAAGAAATTGTATTTACTATTAGCTCTTATGGTGCTTTTAGGATGCAGGAGCAAGAAATCAAGCCGAACCGAGCACAGAGAAGAGCAGCTAATCGAAAGAAGGGAAGAAAAAGACAGCCTCTCTCAGGTAGAGTCTCATCAGCAAGTCGCTACTTTTGACCTCCAACATTCGCAATCTTACGAGCTCTCTCTCGAAAATGATAAGGACAGCATAGAGGTGCAGCGAGAAAGACGCATAGTAAAGCGGCACGATGGGGAAGTATCTCATATCGAGGTACTCAAGATCAAGGGGGGAAAAGCTACCCTAAGGGTAAAGCAGGAGCAAGCGCAGCAAGCAAGGCAGGTAGTCCATAGGGAACAGCGAAGAAGTGAAGGATATTTCTCTCAAAAGAAAAAAGAGGTACTTACTTCTCATACTATGGAGCGAGAAACACTTCGCCAGAGATGGGGGCTTGCATGGTGGGTAGAGGGCTTATTATTGGTGGTGTTCTTATGGTTGGGCTATAGAGTAGTAAGAAGATGGATAGGATAGAGTTTCACTGTGCAGGGAGTTACCCAGAGCTCAGCCCTTGGCAACGGGAAGAAATCTGCCTACGTATGGAGGACGATAGGCGTGACTTTCAGGAGCTATATCGGGAGATGGTGCTGATCCTGCTGATGGGGAATCCTTCAAGGAAAAACAAAAAGCGAGTACAGCGGCTGCTCTCAGAAATCTCTATCGAGCAGCTCCTCCCCTTGGGAAAGTTCCTGCTCACCGATAGGGACTTGTTCTCCTTTCCTGAGATCTGGGATGGACTCACCACTCCCCTACCTCGATTGAGTAATTGTACCATTCGACAATTTTCCGTGGCGGACATGCTTTTTTACCAATACAGCAAGAAGCGTGAGGAATTGTATGCACGCCAGCTGGTGGCAAGTCTCTACGGCTGGGGCGCAAGTGAGTTTGACCCCTTGCTACTCCCTAAGATTGCGGAGGTAACCGATAGCATTTCCCCTGGCACGCGGGCTGCGATTGTTTTTGCCTATCGATGTACCAGGGAGTACATCATAGAGCGCTATCCTGCTGTATTTCCTAAATCCTCTTATAGGGAGGATACTCCTATATTCAGGCGACAGGGGGATTATACCCCCTTCTCCAAGGTAATAGCGGCCATGGCGATGGACAGCACCCAACCCTTGGGCAATTGGCATGAGTGCAGCGCAACGCGTTTGTACGATTTTTTAGAAATATTGAACGAATCTATTCTCAGAAGTAAGCGCACATGAGAGATCTCTTTGTAACAGATACATTCGAACTGGACTTGAGCCGAATATCCATCTCCTATCAGGAAGAAAATCCGCGGTTCAAGGATACTTTCTTTACTCAATTCTCCCTCCCATTTGAGTTCTATATGAATGCAGATCTGAGGGTAAAGATGGGTAATTATACGGCTATCAATGCCCTGCGGCTAAAGAAGAAGCATGAGGGCTACCATGTGATGGATGGAAGAGCCAGAAAGGGAACTTTGGAAATTCTATCCGTAGAAGGTGAACTGGTACAAGCGCAGATAGAATCAGGCTTCGAGCAGCTGCCGAACTTTGAAAAGAAGCTATGTGACTTACCGCTGGCCAAGGTAGCTGTAGACAATATCTATGAGCATGCCAATGTAGTCTGTAGAAAGAGATACCCAGAGGTAGATTATAATTTTCCTCGTGTAGTTTATAACAAGGATAACAGCCAGAGTGGCTGGGAAGCATTCGAAGGATTCTTGAACCACACTCGTAATGGGGCTTTTATCAATAATAGTGAGGATTCTGGCAATAGGGTAGTCCGCAATATCATTCACCCTATGCCTTACCTACTCTATGTCCTCAAGAAAGGTTTTGCCGATGCGGGATATACACTTGCCGGAGATATTCTCACCGATGAGGACTTCCTCCAGCAGGTGATATACTCGGGAAAGGAATATTACAAGACTTCAGAGCAGCAAGAGGTCAATATGACCCCGCAAAGGGATAGCCTTACCCAGCAGCGCGAAGTGAGCGGAGTAGTATTTGGGAAGTACCAATCCGAGACTACCTTGGACAAGGTCGGAAAGTGGCGCTTGGTCTGTAACAATGCTCATATACTAACCCATGGAGAGCCTTTTATCTATCGGGTGAAGCTGGATGGTGTGGTGATACGTGAGGGGGCTATCAGTGAGCGCCAAAGTACCTTGAGCTTTACTCAGGTAATTGCCATCGAGACAGGGGGCGCCCATCAGCTCCGTTGTGAGTTCGAGGGGGCTTGGAATAGCCCCATTGAGCTATACCTGAATATCATTGCCCAGCATGACGCTCAGGGGAATGTGATTGAACAGGTGATTAACAACAATGAGGTAGACCTCAAGCGTGCTGTCCCTGATATTACCTTCGGAGACTTGGTCAAGACTATTAAGAACTGGAAGAATTACGATCTGGAGATTCAGGGGGACAAAATATTTATGAATCGTATCCACACGGAGAATCGCCTACAGATGAAGGACTTTCGTCCCTTTGCTATCAAGGATCCTAAGAAGACACTCACTACCAAGGAATCTTACCTTATTAAGTTTCCTGATATGGACGAGGCTAAGTTCAATTATCCTGCGATACTGATCGATGAAAACGGCATGCAACTCTCACAAGGGGAACAACAGGGGAGCACTCAGGTAAATATTGAGGGCTACTGTCTGCCTAAGGTACTCTATAGGGGAGAACATTCCTGTATTCCACGAAAGAACGGGGGTAATGTATTAGGGCTTATCTGGTACGATGGCTTGCGGTATGGCAACAAGAATGAGGGCGAGACCAGAGAGGAACTCCTGCCCCCAAAAGTGACCAAGTACTGGGAAGAATGGTACAAAATGCGCTTATCCTCCTATGAGCTCTCATGGAGCTTTATAGCCAATAAGAATCAGATACGGGAGTTTGCTCTAAGGGATACGCTGTATGTGTATGGCCAGCGATTTTTTATCAAGTCCATCACCAAGAACACCCTTAGCCGCGAATGTTACCAAGTAGAAATCACTCTAATCAATGTATAATGGAAAGGGAAAAAGAAATAGGGAAAAAAGCTGCTACCTTGCTCAGGGGCAGTTTACAAGGGGAAGTCTCTACCCGCTTTGGTGGCCATCTCTCAGGAGGGAAAGCGTCCCTACAGGCTGCTACCGCAGTAGCGCGCATGCGCTATTCCAAGCGGGCTGATGGCACTAAGCAGGCGTACCTCAAGGGAATTGCTATCAAGATGCCTCGGCATGGCTTTATCCAACATTACGGGATAGAAGCCTCCCGCGTAAGGGCTGGAGGCACCCGCACCCGTGAGAAGCCCAAGCAAACTACCTACTTTTTTAGGGCTCACTTATATTCTAAAGGAATGAAGGAAAAACCTTTTATTAATGAGGCAATAGAAGCCAGCGAGGCTGTCGCCTACTTGGCTGAGGAACTCCCTAAGCAGCGCGGAGAAGAACTCCTTATCTTTATCAAACAACAATTAGAAAAACAATAATATGGCACGTAAATATATCGCAAGAAGTTATCATATATGGTACCCCTTTAATGAAGAAAAACCCACAGTTGCTAATTTCGAAAAAGAAGAAGAGATCATGGAGTGGGACTTCTCTCAGAACCCTATCTACAAGACTTGGAAATCAGGAGAGCCTATCCCTAATAATGACAGAATGTCTGTTATATTTCCTGAACTCTTCCTCCTCCCTGAGTTCAAGGGATACTCAGGCAAAACAGAGTTATTTGTTCCTTGGGAAGAATACCTAAAGAAAAGAAAAGCAGAGGAAAAATACCAACCCAGCAAGAAAACCAATAAGACACAAAAAAAATGGGTAAAAGGAAATGGAGTTTTAGATCATTGGGAATGGAAAGATGTACCTGTCTATGAGCCCCTAAGTGAAGATGAAATATACCAAGAGTGGAAAAGATATGCGGAAGAGTGGGAAAAAGATAAATATATCTTTAGCATCTCTATTACCCCCAATGAATTTGTGGAGATATATGCCGGAAATCAGGACCTAAGAAATATAAAACCTTCTTACTTTGATCGTATTCTTTATGCAGGGACAAGGCGGATCCGTGGGCGTGGATTAGAATATTTGCTGCGGTATAAGAACTTCTCCCAGCTCCCACAGGGAGAGACAAAGCTCACCCTTACCTTTACAGCTTATGCTGTTAATAATGGAAACAACATAGAGTTGGAAAAAAGGGAGGTACCCATTACCCTAAAGCGAGAAGGTATCGGAGGAGGAAGCGGCAGCGGGGGAGGTTCTAAGGATATCTATACACCACCGGTGGTCAATATGACCCTGAACAACGCCACTCGGGAACTCTTTGTCGAACCGATGGCGGAGACTGGAGAACTATTACAGGTAGCACACTTTATACGTAATATCAATAGTTTTTTGGTTCTACACCAAAAGTTCGGAGGGGTAGTGCATGATAGTGAGGGTGCCTCTCATTGGCAAAGGCTATATACTTTTGAAAATGATGGGCTCTTCAAGGTAGAAGTAGATAACGATGATCTGTGGGCATGGGCTAAGTTCTCTCTATCGGAGAACTACAAGCGTACAGGGGTAGTTCAGGGCTTCGACTTTAGCCATAATCAGGTGATCGTCAAGGAGGATAACTGGCTTTTTCAGAGGCTATTCTCCATAAGGCTGAATGTTATTAATGACCTTACTTCTTTTTCCTTTGATAAAAAACACTATGAAGCGACTTTGTATCGTGAAAAAAGAGAAAGGTATGAGGGCTCTTTTCGTATCAATAATGCCAATAGGCTTATCTATACGATCACCCCTTCGGCTGGGTTGGAGATCGTGGAAGTGAAGCACAATGGAGAACCCTTTGTTTTGGTTAAGTTCCGCTCCAAGAGTGCTGAGACTTTCCCTCTGGGGCTTCAGGAGGAATATATTACGGTCAAGAGCAATAGGGACTCCACACAAATTGTTACGGTAGACCTCACCATCAAGACTAATCTGGATTTCGAACAGAAGGATATATACTTCTGTTTGGATAAGGATATCCTTACAATAGCACAGACAGATGAAAAATCGGAATTTGCCCGCGCTAAGCTGGTGATGAATTTCTCAGGATATGGCCGAAGGGTGACCACCACTCAGGAGTACGAATATGTGTTCTTTAACAACATGGCCAAGATCGACCTTGGGGAAGAAATTCAGGATTTCTTCGAAAACTTGCCTGATCTGAAAAGGCTATATATCAATAACGAAAACACGGCACTCCCTGTGGAGGTGATGAAAGCTACTGAGGTAAATGTTACTATCGTGGAAACAAACTTCAAGGGTGAGGAGTTCAAGACTCACAAGCTATCTTCCCTGCGATACCTCCCTGGTAGGACACCTCTCTCCTACCCTTACCTGACTAATGTAGGGTTACGCTCTACCTATACCGATTCGCTAATCTCGGTAAGTGCTATTACTAAGGCTTTTAAGAGGAACGACCTTGGGAAAATTGCTTCTAATAGCGTTGATTCTTCTGGATTGGTGGACGATTACGGGGTGGCCAATCTTTGTTTCTATCGAAAAAATGCCAATCGCTTTTTCGGAAAGAATACGATTATCAAGAAGAGCACTCTTTCCTTGGAGCCTAAGCCTGAGCCTAATGGGGAGCCTATCACGGTGCTTTTCCAAAATCAAAACTTTTGCCCTGATTGGTTCTCTTTTTCTGGAGAAAAAGAACTGTACATCAATTATGAGAATACCATCTCACAGCACGCCGAGAAGGACGAAGAGTTCAAGGCTTTGGTGAAGGAAAAAAGGACTTTCAAGCTCAACACAGGGTGGATATTCCCTGAGGAGGTGGAGCTGCTATGGGAGCTTATCAAGTCCCCTCAGTGCTTTATTAAGGCTAATGATACGGATTGGGTCAAGGTGATTCCTATCTCTCAGAAGCCTCTATCCTATGATAATACACGGAACCTACACAGCTATGTAGTGGAGTTCCAGAGAGCATCCAATAACTAAATGATGATAAGATGGAGTTAGTGAAATTCGACAAAGAAGGTACTTACCCTCGTATCTCTGCTTCGCATATTGATGAAAGCATAGAGCTTACCCCTGCCGAGCAGGAGATCAAGGCGCGACTTAGGCATATTCACGCCCTTAGGATGACCAATAAGTATTCCAAGTATCAAGCCATACAGATACACATGCGGGAAATGAAGGTGAGCCAAGCCACTGCTTACAGGGATTACAATTGGGCGATGCAGATCTTTGGGGAATTGGACAAAGTGGATGTACAGGCCGAGCGCATGATCTTAGCGGAGTGCTACTGGCAGCTCTATCTAAAGGCTCTCAAGAAGGGCGATCTGGAGCAGGAGCGTAAGGCGCTGGATTCGTATAAGTCGCTGTTCAACTTCGATAAGGAGGAGAAAGAGATTAACTTTGAAAAAATCTCCGCTCATGAGTATCATATCAAGATGAGCCGCAAGGGTATGCGCATGCTACGCGATGCCATAGGTACAGGCGTGGTGGACTTTAACGAACTCCCCGCTGAGGAGATAGACTATGAAGAGAGTGAAGAATGAAAAGTGAAAAGTGAAGAATGCTAATAAAACCAGTTAAAGAGATCTACCTTAACCCCATGCAGATGGCAGCTGTGGAAGCCAATAGGTACGGACGGGTGAAGAATATTTGTATCGAGGCGGGGCGTGGTACAGGCAAATCAACTATATTGGGGTGGTTTGTCAAGGAAGCCGTACGCCAAATGCCCAGAGCAACGGGGGTACTGGTAGGGGCTACTTTTGTACAGATCAAAAGCCGTACTTTCCCCTCTACCAAAGAGGGGCTGGAGATGTTCGGCCTATACGAGGATGTGGATTATGTAGTGGGCAAAAGTGGCAAGAGCTTAGGATATACAATGCCTTTCCAAGCGCCCAACTCATGGAGCAATGTGGTGCATTTCTCTAATGGGTTTATCTTAGTATTGGTATCCTTAGACGACCCCAACTCGGGGCGAGGGCTGAACTCTTATATTGTCATAGGAGACGAGGCGGCACTCTTGGAGCACGATCGCCTGTTCAACAACGTACTGACCACAAACCGTGCTAAGAAAGTAGAGTTTGACCGTGCTTCGCTGCTCAACGCTACGATATTTACCTCATCGGTAGCGCTGACCAAGACGGGCGAGTGGTTCACCAATCGGGAAAAGCTGGCCCTGCAAAAACCACAAGAACATTGTTTTATCAAAGCCAACGCCTTGGTCAATAAGGAGAACCTCAAGCCTAATTGGATTCAGGAGATGTACGAACAACGGGTATCGGATATGCTCTTCAATGCGGAGATCATGAACATACGCCCGCGCAAGGTGGCCGACGGATTCTATCCGCAACTATTGGCCGATAAGCACTACTACAAGTACAAGTATGCCACGAACCTCTTAGATGACTTTACCCAGAGCTATACCCCAAGCTGTTCCTATGATACGGACTTAATTAAGGGCGTTCCCTTGGAAATATCATTGGACTTCGGAGGGCGTATCAACTGTGCTGTAGTGGCACAAGAGAGCACGCTCACCCATACGCTGAGTATCATTAAGGATTTCTTTGTCAAAAACCCGCAGAAACTCTCAGACCTTATTAAGAAGATCATAGACTATTACGAGCCACACAAGGCTACCTGTAATAAGGTCTATCTATACCACGATCGCTCAGGGTTCAAGAGTGAAGCCAACAGCAAAACCACTCTGGCGCAGGATGTGGAGGACATGCTCCGTACAGCAGGCTGGCAGGTGTATAACAAGACACCCAACACGAACAATCCAAGCCATATCCTCAAGTTTCGACTCATTAACGAGATCTTAGAGGAGAGCAACAAAGTACTCCCATTTGTACGTATCAATGAGGATAACTGCCCAAACCTAATCGTATCCATGGAGAATGCAGGACTGAAGCAGAAAGAAGATTCCTTCGAGAAGGACAAAAGCTCGGAGCGCTCTACCTCGATTCCGCAGGAACACGCAACGCACCTTTCGGACTGCTTCGACTACCTTGTGTGGTGGAAGTATGCTTATCTGATGGACAACGATCGCCACGATTCGTATATTATAAGTTCTGTTTAAAAGAGAAAAGCACACCTAATTAGGTGTGCTTTTGATTTTAAATTGCTTTAATCTTATTAAGCGTCTCAATGTAATAATCCTTGAGCTTTTGCAGATCTTCGTCTGTGAACTTATTGCGCCCTATCTGCGCTCTCTTATGGGTCACGGTAGATATGGCTTTGCCAATGACAGAGGAAACCTGCCTATCTGATAACTCTAATAATTCGATGATATATAATACTTTTTCTTGTGTAGTCATAATCCTTGCATTTGTTTTAGTTCCCAGTCAAGATAATTCTTATACCACTGCCACGCTTCTTCAATGAATTGTTCTACTGATATAACAGGGCCATATATCCCGCCTATACTTATTACATTGTTCTGGACAACAACTAACCTGAATTGCTCCAACATATCATACACATATAACCGCTGGGGCATGGCTCTGTAGGTATCATTGAGCCTTACAATCTCGCTGTTCTCCTCAATTACCATTATCAGGCTCATATAATGAGGGGAATATATATAGGTAAGGTCAATATTAGGTACGATAGGGTTACATGCTAATAAGAACTTAGGTATAACCATATCAGCTACCTCATATTTTTGATTAAAAATATCGTCTACATTCATAATTTTTTTTTTTGCTTGAGGTTAAACAAATTTATATTTTGTCAAATGTAATCTACCCCCTCCGACTTTGAACTTAGTGACTTTTTCTCCACAATAATCAATAGGTTCGTCAAGTGTTATTGTAGATGCTTGATGCCCATCACAATCGTACTGATGAGCACTATACCCACATGTCATCTTAGGGAGTTGCCATACCCCCCAATTCATGGAATTGAGATACAATAATATTCTTCTAATATTTTCTATAGTTACATCAAAAACTTTGCCCTCTTTAATTTCGTTTTCGAGCGCACGAAAATCGGCTTCAAGGCTTTGTTTAGCTTGCTCGTTCTGCTTTTTTTTCTCTTGGTGAGCATTCTTGCAAAACTCACAATATTTAGTATAGGCTTCAATTATGCTCTGTGTAGTAACTTCACCATCTATCTCAATGCTGAATGTCGGGTGGGATGTAAAGTTTTGCGCCTCTACAGTTTCAAAAGCCACTTCATTAACTTGTGGATAACCTTGCTCTTTTTTTTGAAAAGTAACATTATCAGCTACAATGTAAGTGTAGCGTTTTGTTTTGTAAAAATCTAATTTCATTATTCTTGAATTTTAATTGTTATACTATTTATTAATAAATTCTTTTGCGCTTTCAAAAGTGAATTTCTTAGAATAAAACTCTTTTGAGTACTTTTTGTTTGATTTTACAAAAGCATAATAGTCTTTTAACAGCTTCTTGTTTGACTTTACAAAGTCAAGCACTTCTTGGCTACCCTCTTTATTGGCTGATAACTTAGCCTTACTTGCTTGAGCCTTGCGCTCTGCTGCCTGCTCTCTTCTCTCTATCTCATTAGAAAGATTGGTTACATACGCTTCATTTTTTTGTAATTCATAAGCGATTACCCATAGTTGTTTATCAGAGAAGAAGTCTTTTAAGTTCTCAGTGATTATCTTATGAGCTAATGTACCTTGAGGTAAGCTCTTAGTTATTCTATCTCTTACTGATTGAGCTACCTGTCTGCTGCTCTCCTCTATATAATCACCTATTGAACTAATGGTAGAGACACTTGGGTTAATGTAGCTTACATCATTATATATGTCTTTGATTGTAATAGTTCTCATTTTGTTTGAATTTTATTTGTTATACTTCTTTCTTTTTGACATTGCAAAGATACGTATTATTTTTTAATGCGCAATGAAAAATAATATTTTTTTACTCTTGCAATCAGTTAAATTTTTCTTAATTAAAAAAGAGGTTGTTTTTTAACAAAAAAGCGGAAGCAGATGGCTCATTCATATTTCACTCCGATTTTTAAAATTCAAATTGTAAAAATAATTAAGGCGGCAGGGGGCTTTTTTTGCACGCAATGAAAATGAAATTGATTTTTAGACTTTTAACATTTTGAAAAACAAAGCAGTGAATGCAAAATAATGATAAAGTACCCTGTTTTTTCCCGCTGGGGAATGTGTCCTTTATTTATCCTGATAGTTTTTTGACCTTTGCAACATGGGAGAAAAGATATTTTTAAAGGACGCTTTGGCAGAAATGCGAAAATTAGATGCAGAGAAAAAGCCGATACCCTTTTCCATTGCTGTACGCACCTACAACAAGCAAAATGGATTTGGTGGAAAGCTCCTGATATACCATAATGCTACCCTAATGCAACAGTCCAAGGGTAAAAAAGACTTTGAGAAAAACCCTAACCACTGGGACAACAAGACACGAAATATTAAACTTGCAGACGGCACTATAAAGAAAATTATTATCCTGTTTATAGTGGCTTTTAATGGGAAAGAAGTAGTTTATTAGTTATGGAAAAAATAGATAACGACTTGTATATACTATCGAAGAGCAATACAGCTATACTCTTTGACAACAAAAAAGGACTAACGACTCCTAAATCCAAAAAAGACTCATCTGATACAGATAAATATTCGGCTTGGGGAGATGATAACCTTTACCCACAGCAGCTGACCGAAAAGCTCAATAAGACAGGGGCGGCCATAGGCGGGCTGGAGGTGCTGATCTCGGCTCATTATGGGTTGGGATTCCGCCTTTATCAGGATGTGGAAACAGAAGAGGGAATCGTAACTAAGGAACGCGCGCGTAACTCTTTCCCTGAGCTGAACCAGTTCTTTAAGGCTTGCCGCTGGGATATTACCATGTCCGAAATAGTGGAAGACTTTGAGACCTACGGGATTGCCTTTGTGGAGTACCTGCTTTCTCCTAATAGGGACAAGATCATATCCATAAAGCGGCAGCAAGCGGCTCATTGCAGATTGGGTGTTCCCAAGGAAAAGGGCTATGTGGATAAGGTGTATATCAATACCTCGTGGGGTGGTACCTTGGACGAGGAGCTAACGGAGGAAGTGCCCTTTTACTCGGATATGCATTCGGTGGAGAGCCTTAAGGAATACTGCAAGGAGAAGAAGGTAGACAAATTCATCGTGCCTGTAATGCGTACCCTTACCACGGAGAAGAATTACCCTAAGGTGAAGTGGCATAGCTCCTTTGCCAATGGTTGGGTGGATGTGGTGCTCTCGGTGCCTACCTTCAAAAAGTACATGTTTGAAAACCAATTGAACTTGAAATTTGTTATCTATGTGGCCGATGACTTTTTCTCTCATAAGTTTGGCCGCAATGAGTGGCAGGAGATGAGCGATGTGCAAAAGGAGCAAGAGCGACAGAAGACAATCAAGGCGATAGACGAGCATATGAGTGGGAACAAGGCAGCGGGGCGCTCCTTCCTATCGCCTTTCTTTCGGGATAGCTCTGGGAACCTCATACGCGGTATAGAAGTGGTACCCATAGATGACAAAATAAAAGACGGCAACTTCCTGCCCGATGCCAGCGCGGGGAACTCGGAGATACTTTTCCCGATGGGGGTAGATCCTTGTTTGCTCGGGGCGGGTATCCCAGGGGGGAAGAACCTCAGCGGGAGCGGCTCGGACAAGCGGGAAGCCTATACGATCCTCTCCACTCGTATGCCAATTAAGCGATTGCGTACCTTGGAGATATTCGAGCGGATAAGAGACTGGAACGGCTGGGACGATACGCTATATGGCAATTTCCCAAATATCAACCTTACGACCTTGGATAAGAATCCTAATGGGCAACAGGTAATAGTGAATTAGTTGGACATGCTTATTGTAACAAGTCCTTTCCCAAGCGGGGAAGGACTTTTATTTTTGTAAGAAAAAAAGAATATGTTTGAACGAATTGAAGAGATTAAGGCGTATATCCATGTGTCCAAGTATTTGGATATACAGATCCTTAGGCCGTATATAGATACGGCTATTAGTGAGCGGGTTCGTCCGCTTATTGGGGAGGTAATCTGGGAGAAGCTCTCGGATGTTTCCTTTGTTTTGCCTCGCAAAGCGGAGATATACGAGGGGGTGAAAAAAGCTGTGGCCAACTATGCCATTGCCTATAGTATTCCGTTTGTCAAAATGCACCTGTCCAGTACGGGCGCCAACGCGTACCAAGATAATAAGATGGAGCGCTCGCCCTGGTGGGATGTGCGAGACTATGGGCTGAACGCGGTACGCATAGGGGATCATGCGCTCAATGGTGCTGTGGCGCTCTTGGCCACGAGTTCCCTTGGGGCGGAGTTGCCCTTTGCACGTGAGGTGGCGGGTTCGCTCTTTGGCAGTCCGCGGGAGCTGTCGGAGCTGTATTCCATAGGGGATTCGTACGAGATCTTCCTGCGGCTGTTGCCCCTGATGCGGGATATATGGGAGTTGTACATAGCCCCTCAGCTGTCACCCTGTGTGCTCTCGGATATACGCGGGGAAGAGACCGCTCTGGGGCTGCTTAGGAAGATCGTGGGCTACTACACCTTGGCCGATGCCGTCTTTATGCAGGGGCTTACCTATACCACTTCGGGAATCGTGCTGCAATGGGAGCAGCTGCCTTGGCAGAAGTCCATGCTGCTGAGCGACACCCAGCTAAAAGCCCTTAAGGAGGGATTTCTGGAACGGGCGCAAAGATATAGGGACCTACTATTACAATATATAAAGGCACACCCTGCATTGTTCCCCTGCTACCAAGGAGAGCCACTCGTACTTAGGGAGCCTGTGGCGAAGAAGTCGGGACTCTATTTCTAATGATTAATGCCAGCAGAGAAGAGAGAAAATGGGAAAGTGCATTTTTTTTTTGAAAAATACACTTTTGCGCTAAAAAGTGCTGTTTTTTTTTCCTACATTTCCTACAAAGGTTTATTTACTTATAAATCAGTTATTTAAGGCTAAAAAAGCGTAGGAAAAGGCGTAGGATTTGTAGGAAAATGTGGAAGTTGTAGGAAAGTGTAGGAAAATGAAATGCGGTTTTCCTACAAGAATTTAAGGGAAATTAACACGAAAAAGCCCCTTTGAAAAAATATTTATCTTGATTTTCAGTAACTTATGTTTTTTGTAGGTTTTGTAGGAAATGTAGGAAAAAAAAATCGGGGTTTTGGGCAAAAAGAGGAAAATTTAAAAAAAACGTATGTATAAGCAGTTGAAAGATTATTTTCATCACTTGGCTGAAAAGCATAAGGTGATACAGGAGCACGTGGGGTATTTCTCCCGTGAGATTATAGAGAAGCAAAGTAGCTTTGCTGGGATCGCCTCTCCATTCTTGGCGATCTATGATTATGAATTGGGCTTGGACGGGGGCGATCTGAACACCTTGGGGCGTCGTAAGCTCGTCTTTAGTATCGTCTTTGCCGATGCGCCACACGATGATTTTGAGGGGCAGCAGGAGAAGATAGACCAAGCGGAGCGTATCGCCTTGCAGCTCTTGGCACGCATTCGTTGGGACAGTCACCAGCGGGATCATTTCCTATATGGTGCCTTTGAGAAGGATCTCACGCGTATTTTCCCGATCGAGGAGCCACAAGCACACTTGTATGGGGTGGATGTGGAGGTACATTTTAAGACTAAGGCGCCGCTGGTAGTCAATCCCGCAGACTGGGAGGATACGTTCCTAACGTGTTAGTGGTTAGTGGTCAGTAGTCAGTGGTTAGAGAAGGAAGGAAAACTTTAACATATTTAAGAGTAAAAAAACTTAGGGAAAAATTTGGATATTGCGAATATTCGCAGTATCTTTGCGGTGTTAAATTAAATGATAGTTTATGACAAATCAAGAAACTCAAAGCCGCGAGCTTACAGACAAAGAGTGGGAGCTTATTCAAGCTATTCGAAACTACAAAAAGGCTTACCCTAACGGATCAAAATCATTAATTCGTTACATTCAGGAGCTCTTAGATGACCTACTTGACAGAGACTAACAGTAAGCCCTCCCAAGAGGGCTTACTTTCAACAAATATTCATACTATGGCAATAACAGTACAAAAACAGGAACGTATCACGATGATGCAACAATTGGACGACATCTCTATAGATGTCTCTTGGCGACAAATCGCACACGATTATTTTGGGAAGTCTTCCTCTTGGATATACAACAAGCTCCATGGTCGCGATGGCAATGGTGGCGAGGGAGGCTTTACCGAAGCAGAAAAAATACAACTACAAGGCGCCTTACTGGATATTTCCGAACGTATTCGCCGCGCCGCTAACAGCATTCAGTAGTCATTGACTGAATTTAATTTAACACCTGAAGCCCTCAGCAATGGGGGCTTTTTTTAGTAGTCTCATAAGAGAGCGTAAGAGAGATTTAAGAGAGGTTTTAGGCTTGAAGCCCTTTGTTTGTAGGCTCTTAGGATTGAAAAGTAAAGAGAGAATTAAGAGAGGGCAGTAGTTAGTGGGCAGAAGACAGTAGACAGTAGTCAGAAGTCAGAAGACAGAGGGTAAAAAAATAATTTTCCAAAGTTGTCCCTTTGATTTTTTTTTGTATCTTTGCTGTGTGTTTTTAAATAAATCAATATGAAAAAATTTTTTTTATTTATCATTTTTGCTTTTGTTTTTAGTTCTTGTGTTACAAACTATTATAGTTCAATCTTAGTGGAGGATACTTCTTTGTTTAATAGCCAAGGTTCAACGAGAGAAATTGCAATAGTTCCGAAAGGAGAAAAAGTTTTTCTTTCAACTAAATTTTATAGAGGAAAATATAAGAGGATAAAATGGAAAAATTACTCAGGCTGGGCTATTAACCCTCAAGACTCTATTTATAACCCTAATACAAAAACAAAATTTAGTTCTTATACCCCCTCAGTAAATTCAAAAGGCTCTGTACATGTAAGAGGATATTATAGAAAAAACGGAACATATGTAAGACCTCATACAAGAAGTTCAAAAGGATCAAGAAGAAGATAAATTTTTAAGTTATGAATAAATTTTGTATTATTTTTTGCGGACTGTTGTTGCTTTCTTGCAATCAGTCCAATCAATCCAATCAGTCCAATCAAACAGAAAGAGAACAAAAAGAAGAAACAGTCTCCGTAGAAACTATCGACCCTAAAAAACAATTTCTTATAGAAAATGGGTTAAAAGAAGATGCAGATATTTCAGATGCACAAATGAAAGATTTGAAATTCTGGATAGAATCTGGAACATTCAAGGAAATTTCAATCTGTGAGGCTTTCTATGATCTGTTGCCAATGAAGGATAAAGAAGGTAGGGAATACTTAAAGAGGTTCAAACTTCCAAAAGGAAAAGATGTTGATGAACTTTCTGTTTTTTTGAATTCCACTGGTTGGGCAGTCTGTTATAAGTACCCCAAGCCTCGTATTCCTAAGACAAAGGAAGAAGTAGAGTCTTTATTTAGTTCTGTGGATGGATCTCTTCCTGATTTGGTAGATAAAATAAAATTACAAATGAAAGATCCATCAAGTTTTAAACACATAGAAACCTCTTATAGTAATATAAAAAGTAAAATAATCGTAAAAATGAAGTATAGTGGTCTTAATTCTTTTGGAGTGGAAAAAGTCCAAGATGTTACTGCTACCGTTGATTTTGATGGAAAAGTGATAAAGATTTATAAGAACGAATAATGGTTTTTATAGTTATATAAACTTATTTAACGCCTGAAGCCCTCGTATAGAGGGCTTTTCTTTATCCCCCTAACCCCCGAAGGTGGGGCAAGTGAGGTGGCAAAAATTTTTTTCAAAAAAGATTTGGAGGTTTCAAAAAAAGTTGTACCTTTGCAGCGTTAAACCACTCGAGGATTTTTATATCCGAATATCATCATGAATATATAACTTACAGCAGTAAGGGTGTCGCTATATAGTAATATATAGCATCTTCGTTTCGACGAGTGGTTTAACAGCACCTACTTACTGCTGTTATTTTTTTTACTATGTTAAACCATAAAACCTCTCACCATGTAGCCAAGGCTATATCGTGGACAGCTGGTCGCACAGATCGGCTATTTCTTCAAAGTGTTTCGGGCTGCATAAAAAGCCCTGATGATTATGAACCTGCGGACGATCCTGCGGTGGTGGATGTCATCGCACGGGAATGTTTTCACTGTCTGCTCAAGGATACCGCGTGTAACTTCCTGCTTGCCTATCGTGATGGGCAGTGGCATATCTCCACTTCTGCGGGTACTACTTCTGATCCTTCGTTCCCGATTGCTGTGATACACGCTTACGGAGCTTACTACATTTCCCAGAACCAAAAAGAAAGGAGGGCTGCGCTATGAGAATGGACAACAAACTACCCCGCCCACTGAATGAGCAGCTGGGGATAAAGCTCTCTGGCTGGCTCTTCGAAGTAGCCAACAAGATTTCACAATCGGAGGATATACAGGAAAGGCTGTTTCAGTTTCCGGATCTGTTAGAGGATAGTTCATTCTTTGACGAGGAAGAAAAAACGCTGGTCAGGTTCGTATTCTCTCGGATACTGTCGCTGTCTTTCATTACTCAGAAGCACTTGGAAGAGATCGAGGAATTTTACGAGGAATACAATAATTAGTTATTAGTTGTTAGTTTTTAGTTGTCAGAAGTCAGTTGCTAACTACTAACCACTGACGACTAACCACTGATCAGTTGGGAGTAGTCCTCTGGGAGCTCGGCGTCGATGTCACGGAGGTACTTCTCAAGGGCTGCAAAAGTAGCATGTCCTGTGATGAGCATTAGGCGGCTCTTGGTCTCAAGGGGTGGGTACTGCTCGCGGAGCTTGCGGTATAGTTTGGTAATGGAAGTATGTCGGAAGGAATAGAGCCCGTAGTCCTCGCCCAGTGAAAAATGTTCTTTGACTTTTTTGAATCTTTTGCTCCAGTAATCACGCTTATTGGTTTCCGTGGTGTTCCAAGGGCCTAAGCCCTCGGGGGCAAATAGGTAATGGTTAGGGTCTGCTCCCCTGAGGTATAGGAGTTCGGAGAGGAGTATTTCGGGAATGATTTTGGTTTTTCTGGCTTTATTCTTTGCCTCGAAGGTCAAGCGCTTCTCTTCTAAGGATATATCTTTCACTTGTAGGCGGCAGACCTCGATAGGGCGCAGAAAGTTATAGCTAATGAACTTGATGAAGAGCAGTAGCTGTGGATCATGTTGGCCAATGTATTCGAAGAGGGTATCCTCTTGTACCTTGGTATAGGTTTTATTGCGGTGTGGATCGGTCTTAAGTACTGGAATAGATGAAATGAAATTGTTAGGGACATGCTGGTTATCCTCTAAGTACTTGAACAGGATAGAGAGAGCAGCACGGGTATTATTCCTGTTCTTAGGACTTGTCTTAAGGAGAATATCGTTAAGGAAATTGGTAGCTGTTTTTTTAGTAATAGCGGTAACAGCTCGCCCGTTGAAGTTGTTTTGTTCGAGCCATTTCTCAAATGTACGAATACGATATTGGTGGTTCTTGAAAGAGCTTTCTTTCATAGTAGCCTGAGCATGTGTCAGTGACAAATCGAAAGCCTCATGAATGGAGAGGAGCTTGTTCTCGGTGTATTTGTCCTCATAAGGATTGTATCCCTCTCTGAGCTTGCGCTCCAGTATATCACGGAGTCTCCTAATTACTGTACGCCTCTGGGAAAGGGTTTTGAAAGATCTATTGATTTTTAGGTAAATGGGATTTTGCCGAACGAGCTTTCCTGTATGTGGGTGCCGATAGGAATAATAAATATACCAGCGCTTGGAGAGATCCCCTCCAGCGTCGTATATCTTAGGCTTTGTGAACTGACCTTTGTTACTCATATCGTATTCGAAAGTGTATTCGGTAGCGTATTCGGTCTGTAAAATTTTGAGAATTTTATCCAT